AAATCTGTGGTATTCACCGTACCAACGTCAACCGGCTCACAGACACCAATCGTCCACCGCCACGGAGCGGCCATCCAAATGATATTCGAGACCTCTTCGAGAGCAGGCACTAGCACCTGCTCAAGGGGCATCCGCTTCAGGTACTCCTTGGCGGTATCGAACGCTTCGGATGGACGCTTTGTGGCCATGGCATACTCTTCTCTTTCAGGTTACCGCATCAGGCAGGCCCGCCAATCGGGGGCATGTTCACCCGCATGTAGGGCGGCAAGGTGCGGTCGTCCCAGGCTTTGTTGCAGTTGAGGCACAGATACACGGTGCCCTTGGACGTTCGGATCCCGCCCAATGCGGGCGTGTTGTTGGGCTTGGTGTGCGTGCAGCCCTCCTGGCGGGCTTCCACGATGTCGATCAGCTCTTGAACGGCCAGAAGGCGCTGTTCCTGCTCACGCAGGCGTTCCTGGCGCTGTTCCTCTTCCGCCCGCAGGGCTTTCAAACCCTGAACAGCTTGGAGCAACTGCACGGCTTCTACCGTCTTACCGGAGGTAATGAGGGACTGGATGTAGTCCACATTAGGGTCAAGTTGATTCGGCGCCGCCTTTGGGGGCTGCACTGGGGATTTCACTGGTTCAGGCATAACTTTCCTCGTTTCTTCAGATTAGAACGGATCGGCAGTTGGGGCAATCCGCCCGGTGGCTGCCGCCCATCCCTTTCGGTCACTCGTACCGAACACCCTCTCCGCTGCTTCTGGTGAGAACAGCCCGGCGCTGACACACTGCGCCAGAATCGTTCGCCAGCCTCGAATAACCTCGTGCCAGGGAACAAGGGTGCGAACCAGCCCCGGCTGCGACGTCGCTTCGAAAACGTAGCCCTCCCCACGAACATCATGGATGTCGGGGTCGTACTCCAACCCGGCCCAGCGATGCTTGGGGAGGTCTTTGCGATCCAGCAACCCGATATTCGGGTCGGGGATCTCCTCGACCTTTGCGTCGAAGATGGAAAACTCAGGCATAGGGAAGTTGTGGTAGAGGCAGATTTTCTCCCTGCCCTCTGGGGTCAGCCGCCAGAGGTACTTCATCAGGGGCTTTCCAGGGATGACCTCAAACCTCAAGTTGGGGTTGATCTTGATGAGCCGCGATTCAAGTTGCTCGGGGGTCAGTTTTACCCCTGCCTGCCGCTCGGCGTTGGTTGGGCTCTCCCCCGGCTTCATCACAACTTTCGCGCGGGCGAATTGCTCCTTGGCCCACGCTACTTGACGCGCCCTCTCGGCCACCGCTGGGTCCAGCGTGGCATGGCGGTCTTGCACCGCCCCGTCTCGAATCAGCATATACTATTTCCTCACTCCTGCTAGGTATTTCAACTCAACCCGCATCTCCGCTGTCTCGACGCGGAGCTTTACGAGTTCCTCTCTCGTCTTCACCAACTCGCCCGTCAGCTCCTTGATGTTCTGCTCCCAGGTAGTGACGGACCTCTCGATTGAGTAGATCCTTGCTTCCTGCCGCGCGTAGATCACGCCCGCCAGGACAAGAATCGTAATCAGTTTGACCACTGCGCTCCAGCCACCGTTGCTCAACCACTTGAACACGTTCGTCTCCCGGCTCATGGTGTCAACGGCTCCGTCGTTGGTGTGATCGGTGTAGGCAGTGTCGGAATGACCAGTGTCGTCGGGTCCACCGTGACCGCGAACAGATCGGTCGGCCCGGCCACCTGTCTTCCAGTCGCGTCGTAGAACCATGTGCAGTACCTCGTGTTCGGAGGAGTCAAATCCGCGTTGTAGAACAACTTCGTGTCGGTTACAAACGCCCCGTCGATGATCGGTACTTTGGTGCGCTGAGGAACCCGTTGCTGCGGGAAATCGTCCCCCAGATACATGGAAGCGTAGACCTCCGAGTTCGTGGCCGTCGAATAGCTGGGCATAACGGTAACGATGAGAGCGAACCCGTTAAAGTTGCTCCCGTTGTCCCACTGCACCACCCCTGCCAACGAGGCCCTACGCGGATCTGTCACTGACATTGGTTACTCCACCTTCATTGTACCCCATGGTAGAGGGGGTTGATTTTGAGGGGGAGACGAGGGCAGGTGTCGGTGGGTGACGAGACGAGGCGAGTGAGGAGAGTGCCTGCCCTCAAGACTAGTATACCATCTGACTATTTGAACTGGACGCCAAGGCTCTTTAGGGCGTCTTCGAGTACTCCCGGTTTCAGTGAGGGAGAGGCCAGTCCCTTACCGTACCCCTTCATTTTCAAGGCCGCGTTCAGAGCGTTGATTCCCTGTTCAGGAGGAATGCCTAGGCTGTTGAGCGCCTGGGAGATCATGTTCTTCCCGACCACGGAGTCTGGCTGACCCCAACCAGGAGTTGTAGGATTCTTGAACAAAGCCTGTCCCTGTTTGAGAGTATCTATGACTGCGTTGAGAGGAGGCGCGGCCTTGGCCTTGATCCCCAGCCCATTCAAGGCCGTGGCTAGTTTGTTGGGTTCGAGGTCTTTGGAGAAGATTCCTTTCTCCCAGCCCCACTTTTTCAGGTTTTCGGAAAGCTTGCTGTAAACCTCCATTGGATTTCCATGTGCGTCCAGAACGTCAAGTACGTCACCCATCGGGGTCTCGGTTTTGCTCTTTGCGACGTTCAATAGCTGCTCGGCAAGTAGTTGGTGCGGCGTCTTCGTTGCAGGTTGTCCACTAAACCCACCGCTCGCCCAGAACTCGCTTACAGCTTGAGCGTCCTTCGCCGCTTGGGCTTTCTTCGCCGCCAGGTATGGTGAAGAGGCCAACTTCTTATAGGCCGACCCAGAGGGAACCGGGGGCAGTCCTGGAGACTTGGTATTCACAACCCCAGCCGTAGTTTGCGGCGTGATAATCCCCTTGTCGAGCATCACGGACTTCCCAAGCTTCCTCAGGTTCCTGTCAAGCAGCACGGCCTGGGTTGGAGCGAGTTTGCCCGTGCGATCCCTACCTAACGCGACAATCGAGTCGTACCCGGAGCGTTCAGCCAGGGTGCTTGCGAGTGCTTCCTGTACAACAGTGAGAGGAGAATGCGATTGTGCCGCCGCTTTAATCTCTTTGGGCGAGAGATACTTGCGGATGGTTGGGTGGGACATCCATTGGTCAATTCTTTCCCCCGGATTGTTCATGATTTTAAGGTTGCGCAGCGAGTTCACCAGATCCCGCCCACCAAGCGCCTGTAGCGCATCGTTTGCGATGTACTCAGACCCGCGCGTAAGCCGCAGCGTTGTCTCTGGCTTCCACCCCAATCGTGCTGGATACGCGCCTCCCTCAATATGCCAATTTGGATTCCATGCTGATGGTTCTGAGTGGTAATACCCCTTGTACTCCTCCTCCCCTGGCCGATTGACCGAGGCAAACAACCCCTTCCGCCCACCACGAGTGACCGGAACGGGAGTATCTTCGGCCTGAAACCGGGTGACATTCAGGTTCCGCTCCAGCCCCAGAAGGTCCTTCATTTTCGCCTGGAGTCTCGGCGACATCTTCGACCAGCGCATTGGGGAGGATTCAAGAACAGGCCCCAGCTCAGGGTCGTCTTCCCTGGGACCGAACGCCTGCGTCTTGGCGGACTCATATGCTCCGATCAGTCCTCCGGGGATTGCCCCGACGGGACCCGACATCACCCCACCAGTCGCGGCGCCAGCCATGGCGTCTCGAATCAGATCCTCAAGCCGAATCCACTGAGACCGCGAACGGGTATCGGGGAGAATTTGGGCCTCGGGTGAAATGTACTGGGGCTCGGGCATCTACTTTCCTTTCGGCGCCCGCCCCAGCTTGTTAATCACTGAGTTGGCGATCCGAATCGCGCTCGCGTCACTCTTGCCCGAGGCGAGGGTCTTATTGGCAACCTCGCTCCACACGCGAATCCCTTCCTTGCTCCCAGCGGCCTTCTTGTTGTGCCGTCCAACGTCGGACTTCCCTGCCCAGGGCATAGGACCCTCCTATTCACAGAATGTCTACTTCCATGATACTATCCGCAAACCAGACGCAAAAAGGGCTCCCAGGTTGCCCCAGGAGCCCAGTTGCTACCGACCCAACAACCGCGTTACGCGGTGGCGGTTGTCCAAGCGTAAGGCTTGAAGTGGACCTGCACCGCAGCGTCGGTTCCAACGGTGCCGTTGGAGCCCGCGATTGCCAGGGCGCAGACCACGAGGTTGCCCTTTGCCAGCACGCAGGAGCCGTCCGTCTTCAGCACGGCCTGGGTGATCCCAGTGCCCGTGTTGTAGGTAGAAGGCGCCCCGGCACCCGTCGCCGTGGAGATGAACGACGGATTGGTTGTGCAGAGCGCGGTTGCCGTCCCTGCCGCCACGACCTTGCTCACGGTTGCAGTCAAGGTGCGGTCAGTCGAGGTTGTCATCGTGCGGGTGGCCAGGAAGACCCCGGTGACCTCGCCCGCCTCAGGGGCGACAAACACAGTCACGTTGGTTGCCGTGGTGTGGTTGCCGTTCTGAGCGTAGACGAAGACCCGTTCGGCGTCTGTGTTACCGATGGCGTCGTTGCTAAGGAAGAGTCTCTTGCTTGCCATTGTCTTGCTCCTTTCCTACGCCACGACCGAGCTTGGCGCGTCGATGGTCTTGTAGCGGTAGGTCCCACCGATCCCAGTCGGGCCTTCCAGCACGACGGTTGTGAAGACGTAGTTGTAGGAGACGGCCCCACCAATCACACCTTCGGGATCGACGATGCTCTTTCCGCCACGGATTGTGGTGATGTTGAACCGCTGCGACTTCGGATCAGTGATCCGCTGCGGTCCCTTGCCCGACAGATCGACCGAGCCGACGCCGCCCTTGCCGAAGATGTAGCAGCGCCACTTGTTCGGCGAACCAGCGGTCAGACAGACGTTCGTGGATTCGATGATCTTGCATCCGCCGACCTCGGCCAGTTGGCCGCGATCTTCCGGCTTGATCGCCTCGGATGGGACCCGCGTGTACTTCTGAAGGTCCATCAGGCCATTCGCCGATGGGTCGTTCAGCAGATCGAAGGCCACGTAGGGGTGAATCACGGCCAGGAAGTAGCCGTCGTCCATGGGCTCCACGTCCAGGCCAGTCAGCCGGGCGCGGGCGTTGCGGAAGTCGGCTGCCTTGAGGTAGGATCCTGTCAGAGCGAGATCGGTGGAGGCGTACTCCGCGTCGATCACAGTCCGAACCAGGGTGTCCACGCTCAGACCGGCCTGATAGCCCAGAAGCTCTGCCGCGTTCTGCAGGATCGGATCCAGCGCGGTGTCGAGCAGGAAGTCGGAGACGTTGATGAAGTTGGTGTACTGTCCCACCGTCGCGGAGACTGTCCGAGACGAGATGGAAACAGGTGTGCCCACGCCACCTTCCGGCGCCTTCTGCGTTGTCATTTCCGACAGGTTGTTGTAGCGGTAGAACTGGACTGTGCGGCCAGATTGACGCTCCAGCATGTCGGGGGTCGTTGCCTTATGGAAGTGGAATTTCTTCATAAGGCGGTCAAGCCCTTTCTTGCGGTACACAACCGCCGCCAAGTGCGGCAGGTTGGACGCCGATGTTCGCATCCCCTCGGGGACGGGAGAATAGGCCATGATCCCTCCTTGCGTTCAATTGTTCGTCAACGGGGACCAGTACTCCAGTACCCGTCACCCTCAGCGTACCACAAATGTCGTAGCTCGTGTCAAGACAAAAAAGAGGGAGGGACAATCCTGGTCCCTCCCGGCTTCAATGAAGGCGGCGGTCAGTAGATGTTCACACCCTGAGCTTCGGCCTTGCGGATGATTGCTTCGAGCTGCTCCACGGGGAGGCTCTCGGCAATCTCCATGATGTCCGGGCCGGGGCTCTGTGTGCGGCCACTGACGCGAGGTGGGGCTAATGGAGGGGCGTAAGGCGAGGTATCCCGGTAGGCGCCGCCCTCCTCGGGCTGGGCCAGTTCCAGCATGTTGCGGTGCTTGGCGACGGCGAATGCGTTCTCCAGCCCATCAGAGTCCAACCTTAGGTTCATCCCCTGCATCACGGCCATGATCGCCTGGCGGTTCTGGTCGGTGCCGAGGAATTCGGGGTGCTGCATGTTGAACTCGCGTACTGCCATTTGGGCCTCCAACTGCTGTTGTTTCAGCGCCATGGCGTTGAGCGCTGCAGGCAGGTTGTCCACCCCGTAGCGAGCCTTTTCCACCAGGGCCATCGCCTCGGCGGGGTTCTTCTGCATCTTGGCGATGAACTCGTTGAGGTCCACTTTGGGCGCCTCGTTCATCTGCTGAGCAGTAACCTGTTGGCCGGGCCGCTGGGCAGCCTGCGCGAGAAGCTCCTCGCGCTGCCGCGCTTGGATTGCTTCGTACTCCGATAGAGCCGCCTGCAGCTCCTCAACGGTCTTGAAAGCCCGGTCCTGGCCCCCAATCTTGAGTGTCACCGTTGCCTCGGGTTGAGCCGCTTGAGTGCCCGCTTGCGCGGCGGCGGCGTCGATGATTTGCTGTTCCACGCTCCGGGTGTCGGCGGCTGGCGCCTGCCCCGGCGTAACTGCTGCTGTTGCCATTGGTTATCCTCTCTCCATTAGCGGATTTGCGTAGGTTCCGCCATGCAGGACGTCCGTCTCAAGGACCTCCCGCTCCTCATCAAGTCCAATGCGTTCGATGTCGTCTGTAAGAAGCCGTCGTACTCGCATGAGTACCGCCCGAGCGCGGGCGAGATTTTCCAGGGAGCTGTCGGGGAGAGCGTCCATCATTTTGAGGTCCAGGCGCTCGTTCCAGGAGTCAATCCGCTTGAGCACCAGTTGAAACCCAACGTGGTCACGCAGCGCGAGCAACGCTCGCTTTCTCTCCGTCTCACTCATGATTCTAGTCTATCATGCCTTACCCCGCATCTTTGCCCTGGCCGTCCGGGCGCCGGTATCACGGGGGGTTTTCCCGCCACCGAGCTTGGCTAGAGCTTTCTTCTGCTCCAGCATCAGTTGATTCTGGGATTCCTTGTGCTGCAGGTTTTGCGCGCTGCTGGCGCCCGAGAACATGAGGTCCTGGCGCCGCTGGGCGTCTGCAATCTCCATTTCAGACTGCGCCCGCTGGCTGTTGACGGCCATGTCCATATCAGCCCGGCGCTGCTCGTTCGCCGCGTCCATTTGAACCCGCTGCCCCTCCAGCGCCATCTGCATCTGGGCCTTCTGGCCCTCGTGTTGCATGGACTGCTCGTGGGTGCGCTGTTTCATGAACATATCCATGCCGTGCTGTTGCTGCTTCATGTTCATTTCCTGAACCTTGGCGGCGAGTTCGGCCTGGATCTTCTCCCGCGTGTTGTCATTCTGATTGGCGATGATCTCCAGCAGGAACTTCAGCAGTTCGCGGGAATCCTTGGCGTCGGTTTCCTCGGACCTGGCTTGGTACTCAAGCTGAACCTTCTGCTTCTCGGTCTCAGACTTCATCTGACCCATCTGCATGCGGGTCTGCTGATCCATCTGAGCCTTCTGCATCATGGCCTGGGTTTGTGGATCAGGCTGTTGTGTGGCCTGCTTCTCTTCCTCGGACATCTCCCGGACGAGCGTGTAGCGAGTTCTGACGCCAGTGGCGTCCTGGAGCATGTTGAGCAGTTCTTCCCAGTCCACGGTCTTACCTGTGGACTGCAACGCTTGCAACAACGGCCCCTGCGATAGGTACTGCGTCACCATGGGTAGAATCTGCCCCAACTGCCCACGGGACATCATTTTGCTCGCGGCATTGACAGTGAAGCGCACAGGAGCGGCGAAGCTCTCTTGAGGAACCGATTGTCCCTCCCCAACCGGGAGTTGCTGCTCGGGCTCCTCCGTACCGTGGATCTGAATCATTCTGTACATCTTCATCAACATCGGCTTGATGATGAAGTCCTCGACGTGCCTAACAATCGGTGACAGCCGTGAGGAGCTACCTTGGGTCTGCATCTGCATACCACCCAACGTCCGGTTGGCGTTGGATGGCGTAGGGATACCAGACGACATGGCGTTGACGCCGGTACGCTTCTCGGCGTCGAGCACGATCTGAGCGATTTCGTCCGAGACGCCAGCCGACGCCCCGTTGGGCAGATGGACGGTCATGTCCTTCGGCGGATCGTCGAACTCGGCCAACATTCCAGGACGCCACCGCAAATCGGCGACTCTAATATCGCTGCCGCGCTGGCGCACGCGGGGAGGGTTGACGGCGAGGGAAAGCTCGTCCAACCGCAGGTTGCGGAGCGATTGGGCGTAGAGCTGCTGATCCCCCATGACATCGGGGTAGCCCATGGCGTACATCCGGCCCGTGACAGTGAAGCACGGCGCCGTGCAGTATGGGATGAACCCGTAGGCGTTCTTCTCGTTGTAGGCGACCCACTGGCGGTTCAGAACCCAGATCACGCGGGACTTGGACCAATACTGCAGGACCTCGATTTGCTGGTCCGTGGGAAGGGGCAACAGATCGGTGTAGCCCGGCATGTACTGAATCCGGCGCAGGGACTCGGCGGTCTGCAGCGCCACGTCTGACGCGCTGACAACGCGGTTCTCGGCAAGGTATCGAAGGATAGCCTTCGCGGGGATGTTCATTCCTGGCGCGGTGCGGAGTGCATAAAGATCGTCAACTGTCAACAGTTTCCGATGAATCAAACACTTCGCTGCTTCCATGCAGGGCGTTGGGGCGCCGGGGTCGAAGTAGATGTTTCGAAGGTCTACCCAACAGGGAACGGGGCGCTTGGCGTCGAAGTCGTACTCTAGGCTGACCACACCGTTGCCATAGGTGAGCATGTTCTTGATGACATACTCGAACTGCGCCAGGGGAGACACGTCGAAGTCGTCCGGGGCGTTCTCGCAGATGTACTTCAAATGCGCCTTAATGTCCCGGACTTTCTTCACTACCTCGGGGTCCTCCGTGTCCACAGCCTCCACGTCGAACCAGTCCACGTCCCCAAAGAGCGCCTGCATGATGAGCGGGGTTGCAGCCTCCACTTGGTCGAAGACCAACGGCATCGCCATGGAGGCGCGCGGAACATCAGTGCCTTCCCAGAGCTTCTTCTCGACATTGCCGAAGTACATCATCTCGGCGGTCTGCCAGCGCGTGTCGTGGTTGTTGCGCCGGAAGGCCTCAATCTGGTCGAATGTCTTGGTGACCAGGGATAGAGCGTACTGTTCGTCCATCGCCTCCGTGGGGAGGATCAGTGGAGCGTTTTGGATGTCGATTGTCTGGATGACTGGAGGAGCCTGTGTTTCAGCCATGATTAGTCCTCTCTGATTCCCAAGCTCTTGAGAAAGTCCGAGTCCCCCTGCCTGATCTTTGAGCGTCGTTGGTTAACGTACTCTTGTGCGCGTTTGGCCGTGTTCTCTGCAATACGCTCGGCTTTCATGATAGGGGCGGTAAGTTCAGGGTTTGCCAAACCGAAGCGTTGAGCAAGCTCAGGATTTGCTCGATAATAGCGCCGAGTAGAAACAGTGTGCCCCAGATCAAAGAGCGGGTCTGTGTAGTGGGAGGCATACTCCATTCCCGGCCCGGCTTCCCGGAACACTCTCGGCGCCCTGGCGCCAAGGTATGCGGTTTGATCCAGGAAGTCGTCGGAGACCCGGCGCTTGGTCTTCTGCCCCCAATCCTGCATGGTCTTTCGCAGGCTGTCAAAGCGCTCATCAAATGGGGGCCGTGGGGCTGGGGGAGTAGCAGCAGGAGACACCCCCAAGCGGGACAGAATCGCTTCGTCCGTGTCCACCTTACCAACGACTTTACCCCAGTCATCCGCAAGGCGCTTTGCGGCCTTCTCGGTGCTCTTGCCCTGCATCCTGCCCATCGTCTTGAGCACGGTACTGAACGCCTCATTCATGGGCATGTTCTTGAACTCAGGCGATGATACCCAACTTCCCCCTTGATTGCCAAAGAATACTGGGTTCTCTGTACTCATGAGCTTGGGATACCGGGCGTAGAGATACGCCTGTGCCTCACCCAAAGGCGCCTTCCCCGCCGTGCCCAGCAAACTCCGCATCCACTCCAGCTTCTCCGCGAACTTGGCCATGGCTTCTGGGTTGGAGAGGGGATTAGGCATAGATGCTCCTGTTCAAATTATACCCCGCGCCCTAAACCCCGGTTCTCCAGGCGGTTGAGTTGGCCGGGATGTGCGGGATGTTGTACTTCACCCCGGTTCCAAAGTCCACCGGATCCACCTGCAGGTACTTCTCCATCGCCGCTGTCTTCGCCTGCTCCAGCATGTGCGCCTTGAGCAGCGGGTTGTCGGCCCTGGGAACCAGGCGCCCGAAGTGCTGGCGCTCCTGGAACTGATCGGCGAGCGTGTCAAGGAAATCGTCGTCCCACGACCCAAAGCGGTCGAACTCGCGGATAATGTGGTCCTTGACGTGTTCCTCCAGGTCCTCCAGGAAGATGATCTCGCCCGCCTTGAACCAAGGCTGGACGGTGTTTTGGATCCGTTCCAGCTTAGACGCGGTGTTCTCGCGCTTGATGAAGTCAAATACGGGCCGAATCCCGGACAGCTCCATTTTGCGCTTGATCGTCGGCATGAGGCCGCGAACGTAGGCCGTTTCCTCGACTAGAATACGCGCGGGCTTGAAACGGGCGTAAGCGGCGAAGATTGCCGTGATGAGGGCATCAGGAAGCATTTTGGACAGCTTCACGTCCACGACGTAACACCGCCCAAACCGATCCCAGGCGCAGGTGGTGATGCACGAGTTGTTCGACCTCGGGCCGACCGTATCCGCCGTGTCCACGGTGGTTGAAAAGTGGCTCAGTGGCACCCTGGCGAAGTCGTCCTTGCTGATCCAACGGATCTGCTTCACCGGGAAGGGCCGCGTGTCATCATCCCCAGCAACCGGGTCGTTGAGGCGCTGCGTGGCGAAAACGTAGGTATCTGTGGCCTTTTGGGCCTCCAGGGCTGCGAGAGGAAAGCGGCTCGGCCACCAGGAGATGTACTTGTTGTTGCTGTCCTTGAGGAACTCCAGCTTGAGGCTGTCGGGGGTGTAGTATGGCGCCCGCCCGCCGAAGTCGCGCAGGAAGCACGACCGGACGTGGATCTTCCAGGCGTCCCGGACCTTCTCGGATTTCTCCCAGTCTTCAATGAGCTTTCCGTACAAATCGGTATAGGCATACCGCGTGCCTTCGACGTCAATCCAGCCGTCCAGCTTGACTAGCAGGTTCTCCATCATGTTGAACGTGTAGACGACCTGCTGAATCTGGTCTGCAGTACGGGTGTTGTTCTCCTCGACAATATCGGAGAATTTCATCACGTCCCAGTGATACCCCGCCGTCCCCTTGTCAATCGAGGACGTCATGACGGTGTGCTCTTTACGAGACCCCGTGGAGCCCAGGTTGAGGTCCTTCAATCGAGCAATCATCCGGTTCCGGCCCTCTTCGTCGGGCACGTCGAATTCTTGGCGGTTGCCCCAATCCGACACCCGGCGTTGGGGGCAGTAATCGGGGTAGATGTCCCGAAACGTGTTGTTGTACTGAAAGATCTGCTTGACGTCTCTAAGGGTGTCTTCGGCCTTCTTGGCGTTGGCTTGAACGATGAGGTAGGCCAAGTGGGGGAAGTTCAGGATCCACTGAATGATGTGCGCCACACAATTGATGCTGGTCTTGAGTCCGCCACGTGGATCAAGGAGGAGCATGCGGCGCTTGCCTGCGAGACTGACATAGGGATTCGACCAGGGAGTGTAGAGAAGATTCCCCGGCTCTACCCTATCAGCGCTTGCAAGCCGCTCCTTGGGCGGCAGAGGAAACCGCTGCATCAGATCGACAATCGGGCCGTGAACTTCCCGGCTGACATCAGGAAACCCGAGAACCTCGTTGCAGAGCCAGAGAATATCCGTCCTACCACGCCAACGCGCCCGGCGCAGGCGCAGGAGTTCGTCCGGCGAGATGTTGCGCGAGATCAGGCTCATCTATCTCCTCTTGTCGCGGCGCTGCAGCCAGCGTAGAAGATCGGAGAGTTTGACGGAGCGGGTTTCGATGATGTTTACCTTGGGAATAGCCATTGACATCCTGACCGTCCGATGCCGGTCCTGCGGAACGTCCGCATCGTCCGAAAACTGCTCCTGCTCAATCGACAAGACAAGCTTCTCCTCGTCTTCTGTGATAAGAAACCCGATTTCATGCAGGTTCACAAGGTCGATGTCGTCAACTGGTTTCTCATCAGCATGATAGCTAGCGTCCCGCCACAAAACGTATGTGATTGTCTGTTCTTCGGGCATGTTAGCAGTCCTCTACCGCCGCCGAGTACGGGAATTCCAAGACGATGAACCCCACCGGCATTGGTCCGGGCGACAAGACCCCAATAGGGTTCAACTCAATAACCTCTGCTGCCCAAGAATCCTCGCTGACACTGGCAGTATAGATCTCCTCCTCTCCCATTTCCAGTGTAACGCACGCCAACAAGGACGCAAACGCGCCCAGCGTCTGCAATCCTAGTTCTTGAACCGCCCTTAGATAGACCTCTACCGTAAAGTTCGTCCTGGAATCGTTCGCTGCCTCCGTGATAACGGAAAGATGCTTCTCCGCCGTCATGTTGGGGATGGAATCAACGACAGCGCCGGTCGAAATGGCGGCGAGATACCGCTCAGCGGTGAAATTGGCCATCGAATCGACCGCAACCTGCGTCACGGCGGTCAAATTGTTGTCCCGGAGCAGCCCGGCGAGGCTTTCGGCCACCGTTTCCGTGATTGCAGAGATCGGAATGACCCGAACCAGCCATGCTTCTGACGCGGCGAGGCCCTCCGAAACCGCTTCGAGGTACTTTTCGACCGTAATCGACGCTCTTGACTCGGAAACGCCCTCTGAGACCGCACTGAGGGGCTTTTCGACGGTCCACGCGCCCGTAGACGCGGCCACGGCCTCAAGAATGGAGGCCAAATTGCGGTCGATGCTCAGTGTCGCCAGTGATTCAACTACGACGTTTGTAGTAGAGAAGACGGAATTCTCGCGGAAGAGGGCGCCCGAGAGGTCAATGAGAGCGGTTGTAAGGGCTCCCAGGTTGATGTCCACCGCCCCTGCGGTATTGTTCAGATCGGCCACGCCCTCTGAGCAGGCGCAAGTCACCGCATTCAGGTGGATGACGCTGTTGGTCGAGCCAACAAGCTCGATTGCGACCTGGGAAATGCGGATCGCCCCGATGTCATCGACACCGACAACCTCAATCGGCACCTGGGAGACGCGGATCTGCCCCGCATCGTCGATGCCTGCGACCTCGAAGGGGGCTTGGGAGACGCGAACAGCCATGGTTGCGCCTCCCTATGTGACGTGCTTCACACCAAATTCAGCATTGTCCACGCCGGATTCGGTCCAGGCCGAAGAGGTTGCCGGGTCTTGGTCACGGATCCACTGAGAATCGACGTAACTCGCGGCGGGCGCGACGGTGGTCGCGTTGGCATAGTTGGTCGAACCGCTTCGAGTAAGCTCAGCAATCGTGTAGGCCGAGGCGTCGTCCTTCTCCTGCACCAGGTTGATCGCCACCGCCCTAACCGTGGCCATGTCGCAGGCGCCCTTAGTGAACGTCTGAATGTTCCCAGCAGTGGTGCTGGAGATGTAGTCCGTGTCAGACGTCTGGGTTTCGTCCACGCAGGCGTACTTGGAGCTGCCGGTGGAGGCCGTCCAAGCGTTGTTCGTGCCCGAGTCGCCACTGGGGTAGAGCGTGACGACCTTCGTGTCGCCCATGAAGTTTGTAGGGGCATTGCCGGAAGTGTTCCAAATGACCAGGTGGTCGTAGTCGAAGTACGATGAAGACCCTGGGGCAAGGTTGATCGTGTTGACCGAGGCATTCCCTGCGTTTCGCGTGTCCTGGCTGGTGAGATTGAGCCAGCCCGAGTTGGTCCCGTTGATTCTAACCTCCACTGTCCCGGCGCTGTCGTCGATGAGGGTCTTGATCTCAACGTGATACCACGTATTCAGACTCAGCGCGTTGGTTGACGCCGAGCCCAATGTCGTTCCGTTTCTCGTGGCGTAGAGTTTGTAGTTCGCGTCAATGCGGACATCGACGTGCGTCGTGGACGTGTCCTTGAAGATGCAAATTGCTGTCGCGGCTGCCGACGCCTGGAAGATGCGAAGGTAGAACGAAACACCGATTGTCGCGGCGGCAGTGAAGGCTTTGGAGATGTTGTTGTTCGTCCCGTTGAAGCGGACGCAGTTTCCAGCATACACTCCGGTCTGCATGCTGGACGCAGCGCCCGCCGTCCACTTCCGGGTGATGTTGGCGATGGGGTAGTAGTCGAAGCCGTCCACAAAGACGATAGCCATAGACTACCCCCTAGTACATCTTGATTTGCAGCGTGCCCGCGAGGAACTTGGCTGTGTTTTCGTTGTCAACCGTCTGGGCGGCGACCTTGGCCACGAGGCCGCAACCGTTGCCGATGTCGATGGCGGCGCCGCCCGAGGTCAGAGAGAGCTTGAACGTGTCGGTTGACGCATCCCGCACGAAGTACTTCGTGTAGTTGTTCAGGCCGCTGGGAAGCGCCGCAGGCACGCTGGCCTCGACAAACACGGTGTTCGTGTCCGAGTACCCGTGGGCGTAGCAGGTGATGACGTCGGATGACCCAAGAGCGGTGAATCCCTTGCTTGCGGCTGTCAATGGGCCAGCGAACAACAAGTTCCCCGCTGAGCTGGAGTCGTAGAGGCCGTAGCCCTGGATCTCGCCCCAGGACGCGGTTGCCTGGGTGAAGGCGAAGTCTGTTTTGTTGGACTTGACTCCTGCGGCATAATCGTTCCAGTTGGACGTGTTGTTGGTGACGGCCACCCGCGCGTAGGAGCCCCCCGTGGCCTCGGTTCCGCCAGTCCCGGCCTTTGCGGTCGGCAGTGCGGTGAATAGAGCAACGTAAACCGTTGCCGGGGCGGCAAATGCGGCACCCCCAAGAACTTCGTCGGCAATCTTCCCTTGAAGGTATGTGGACATCCAACCGGCCATAAGAGAGCCCTCCTATGTCTAGTATACCTTGTGGCGAGCTGGGGGCCTTATTCGGCCCAGACGATCTGAATGATGTCGCCAGTGACTCCCTGGACAGTGAGAAGGATTCCCCCCGGCGTGACGAAGTAGTTCTCCGGGCTGTAGAGAAGCTCCCCGTTCTTGAACACCATGAACACGACTCCAGTGCAAGGGATGGTGTCCTCGGGGGAATCTATCCGGTACACCGTGCGGTGGAGGACGGAGACTTTTGGCGGGGCGTTTTCGACCGTAAACGGGCGCGTGGTTTCTGAGTACGTTCCCGACGACCACGCGACGACTCGAAGGGTGTGGGCGCCGTTTGGGATTCGTGTGGTGTCAAGGGAGTACGCCCACCCCACGTTTGGGCAATCTGGTGAACCAGGATAGATCTCGCATACCCCTTGTCGCGGGCTACCATAAACCGCGTTGGCAACAAAATTGCCGTCAACGAAGATTTCGACCCGGTTGATGTACTGAGTGGTCTCCAGAGCCCAGCCCTCTACGACCACCGTCCCTGTGAGTGTCGCCTCGGGCGCCGGGGCGTCGAGGCACAACAAGGGCAAGATGAACAAGAGGGTCAACATGAGCTACTTCTTCTCGGGAGTTGGTTTGGGTGCCGAAGGCTTTGGGGCTGGTTTGGCACACTCCAGCTTCTCGGTGACTTCGCCCTTACAGACGTCCTGCGCCACCTTGAGCGCGGCCTGGAGCTTGGCGTGGGCCTCCTTGAGCTTCGCGTCAATGTCAGCGTTCACCTTGGCGATGACGTCGATGCGGGCCTGTTGGAGAGACAGAACCTCAACTTGCGCTTGGCTGATAGCCAACCGCTGCGTGTCGGTCAGGGTTGGGGTTTTCGCCTCCTCGGCGGGGGGCGCGAAAAGCAGAAACAGAACGGGTAGAATCATGGTCACTCACTCCTCGTTTTTAGTATGACACAGGTTTACGGGAAGTTCAAGGCGCCGGACAGACCTTTACTGTTGCGGAGTCATTCCAGAGAGTGCCTTCGGGCTTTCCACTACAGGACGTGGGGAGGACGGCGCGGATGCCCCCGTTGACCTGCAACTTGTTGCTGCCGTCGTTTGAGTCAGTACCAATGAGGACATTTCCGCCACTCAGAATGGTCATCGCCCCGCCAGTGATGGCTCCACTGGCAGATGAAATCCCCGTTCCACCCAGAGCTAGATCGTTATTGTGATTCACTTTGATGTTGATTGTGTCCGTGAAATCGTGGTAGAACGAGAACTCATGCCCTGACGACGTTCCGGCGTCGGCGTAGTATCCCTGTGTATAAAAACTGAAAAACGTTTTCTTCGGAGTTGCCGCAGACGGGTTGTGCAACTTTAACGCGAATGCCCCATAGCCGTATTTCCCGACATTAACGTCGCTTGTCACCGCAAGACTAGGAGAGTCTGCCTCTACCTCCACTTGTTCCGATGGAGCCAGTGTCCCGAAACCAATGTTCCCGTTATCCGCCACCACCACCTTCGCCGCCCCACTCGCATCGTCCAGCCTGAAGATAGACGACTTGCGGTTGATGGTCTGCGAACTGCCGTCGCCCAGGGCCGCTGAAACGGTCATTGATGTATCGGAGGCGATGGCGGTAATGGTCGCGTACGTGCCCGCCGCGCTCGACAGGCTGATGCGGTCGCCAATGCCATACTGTGAGAGGAACGCCGTCCCGCTGCCCGTGATGGTGGTGCTCGCGTTCGCGGTCGTCGTTCCTCCGACGTTGGATGCGTCGGCTGGGGGCTTGACCGTGAGCGTGGAGAGCTTCGTGTTCTCGCCGATGCCGAGGGAGCCGCCAAAGTAGTTCTTGGCGACGGTATCCGCGACGTACACGCCCCAGGAGTTTGTGATGGGGCCGGTGCGGTCCATGCTGCGCACGTATACTCCATAGGCGTTAGTAATCGTCCCTCCCGCATTCGCGTTGGAAATCGTGACATCAAGGCCCGTAGCAGCGGTTGTCGTGCCACTGCCTTCCATGTACACTTCTGCCTGCTTGGCGACAACAGACGCAAGGTTTCTTGCGTTGGCGCTCACGCTCCCGATGCCCCCGTAAGCGGCAACATAGCCAGCAGACGTGACATCTCCGGGGTTAATTGCCAGCCACGTGTCCTGCCCAAACGACACGCCACTGGCCGTGCGGGTGCTCGTTTTTGCCACCGACATCATGCTGTCATCGGTACTCGCCCCATTGTTCGTGACGATTAGCTGCCCGCCAAAGTATGACCGCGCCGCCCCGGCTCCGTAGTACGCCCAGTTCGTCGCGCCTGCCGTTTGCTTCGTGTGGATGGCGTAGTTCGTGACGCCTACGGTTTGGTCATACACTCTGAGCCCATAGGTGTTGGTAACGGTGCCCCCTCCCGAGTTCGCCGCAGACCATGCGGACAGAGCCTCAATGCTGGTCACTGTACCCGATCCCTGATTCAGGCCCTGCCCGGAGACACCAATAACTTCGGGAACCGTCCCGCTAGAAAGTGCGTAACCGAACCCCTCTATGGCGTAGGCGCTTCCCGTGCCTAGTGTATAAGCCACGGCACTCAAACTGCTAGCATCACTAGTGCCGGTTTCCTGCGACAAAAACATTCCACCGAACACATTACCGTTGTTGATCGCAAAAAAGTTATTACGCCCAACATACCCGTCCCATTCCGACTGAACACCAGCAGCAAAGTCAGTAAGCAATGGTCCACTCTGAAGCAGTTGCGCTGCCCCCTGCCCCGCCCCCGGCGTCAACGTGAGCCCGGTCACGCCCGTATCAGCAGTCGGATCTCGCAGCGTGTACTTCCCCGCGCCCGTGCGCAGGAACCCCACATCCACGCCCGCAACCCCAGCACTGGCGTCATACACCACCCCACTAGTCCCCGCAAACGACGCCGACCCGCCGACCTCTCCACCACCCCCCGCACTCGCCGCCACCTGCGTCCAGGTATTCGTCGCCGAGCAGAAGTATAGATTCCTTCCCGCCGTCGCGTTCGAGGCGAAGTAAACCTCCCCAACCCGACACGTCGCGGGCAACTGCGCAAACGTCCCCAACTTCGCCGGGATCGTATACCTCGCATTCCTTGAGTCAACGGCTGAAATCGAGTACTGGGACAGCACAACGGGGGAGCCCAGCAAGAGCCCCAGGACAAGGCGAGCGAGCATAAGTATGCCCTCCTAGATCCAGTATAACCCGGACCCAGGAGGGCGGCTGTGCTTGCGGCAGTACTACGCGAACGTGATCGTCGGGGTCACCTTGTAGGTATCCCCCTCGTTGATCGTGTACGGGGCGCCCGCGTCGATCTCGTAGAACACCAGCCGGGGCGTCCCGCCAGCGGACTGGGTGAAGATGTAGTACCCGTAGATCGCGCCGGACCAGCCACCGGCCCCGCCAGTGAACGTCTGTTCGGCGTAAGCTTTGGTGTTCGTCGAGCCTGTCCAGGAGGCGTCCGTCAGGGTCTTGGCCCCGTAGCCCGTCCCAGTCGGCACGGTGATGTCACCAAGAACACTCGCCGCACTCAGGCCGGAGCTATTTGTGAACAGGCCCATCTTCAGATCAGCATCCCGGTCGGTCACGTCCTTCTTGCACAGAAGTTGCCCGACCAGATTCTTTCCAGCAGTTGTCAGCACTCCAGCCATGGTTTTGGCCTCCTATGTTCAGTATACAGCAGACTATTGGAAGTACAGCGTCAAGGTTCTCTCTCCGACCTGATTCACGGCCCCATCACTGACACTCCCGGAACGAATCTTCACCACGCCCTGCATGATGTTGTGGGATCGGTCAACGACCACGTTCCAGCCCACGGCTCCAATTGGAACGTTCACTGGATAGATGATCTCTCCATCCTGCGTCGAGGCGCCCGCCCCGATCACCGGACCAAACGTCGCGCCGCCGTCCACTGAGAGTAGGAATGAGATGTCGGCGGGCGTCCAGGTGTTCGGCCCCGAGATCATGAACAACTTCTGGTATCCGGGAATACGCGCCGAAGTCGAGATCGACTCGCCCGCCCCGATGGTAACGGTGACTGACATTAGTTGATCCCCTCGAAGTAGGCTTTGAACCGGGTCACCTGGCCCTGCGCCGACTGGGTGACCAGCTTGAGTACACCCGTAATTGGCTTGTGCGCGTCGAAGGTGATGACCGCATCGGCCACGACTGGGGCGGTTAGAGGGCCGTCCTCGTCGTAGACCGTCTGAAACGTCGCGCCGCCGTCAAGAGAGCTTTCCAGCCAGAACCAGTTTCCTGTAACAGTCGATGGCGCTTGGATGAAAGCCAAGCGCATGCCAGCCGGGCACCGCACCGAGTTCCACGAGGTTGTCGCCCCGGTAACCACGGTGAAGTACCGCTCTGAGTTCGAGTCGTAGTTCGCGTTGGCTGCGTAGGCCATCACTCCCGTAAGGGTCGAAGTGATTGTCAACCCCCCGGCCTCAGTGCCGGTGAACACCAATGTCGCCGCCAACGAAGACGTGATTGTCAACGCGCCAGCCTTTGCCTTGGCTCGCTGGAGGGTAGACGAGAGGGTAGACGTGATCGTCAGGTTACCGGCAAGTGGTCCGTAGTCGGCCATGAGGCCCCCCTATTTAGAGGAAGAAGACCTTGTAGGACTTCTCGCCCGTGTTCACGTCCCCGCCAGTCGGATTGATGATCTGCACGGAGATCGTGTCCTTCGCCGAGACGTAGGCGCCGCCGAGGGCCACGCCGGTTGCCATGGCTTCCAAGGGGGTGACGTGGACGAGCTGGCCCTTCTCGCACTTGATCGTTGTGATCGTCCCCACGGTCACCGCCGCCGAACTCGCGGTCCCAAAGTCCTTGGCCACGGTTGCGTATGTCCAGGGTCCAATATGCGCCGGTTTGATAACCGTGGATGCTGCCAATGTGTCGGACATGAAAAAGCCCTCCTTCTCTAAGTGTACTACGTCGCTTCCACGACGCTTGGGTTGACTGTAAGTTTGCCCCGCAGGACCGTATAGATCTCGCTGGCGGCGGTTTTCATCTGAAGGTCGTAAACCAGGACGATCTGCCGGTCGGGCAGGTCCACGGTGTCGGCTGGCTGCAGGGCGACTTGGAGCGTGCCCGTCAGCGGGGCGGTCTTTGTGATCCCCGTGCCGACCGTCTTGACGAACACGGCGTCCCCGTCCAAATCCGTGAACGCGCGCTTTGCCATGAACTTGAACGAGCAGTCGGTGATGTTGACGGGGGTGCCGTTGTTTAGCACCTGGGCGGTGAACGCGAACGAGTTGGCGCGAACCATGACGAGATTCATAGAGTAGTACTCCCTGCTGTAAAGTAGCCCAGTTGGAAACGGCCAAACAATCCCCACTGGCGGGGTGGGTGACACGATAGCTGGAACCTGGAAAAGGAACGCCATGCCCGCCAGAGAGTAGCCGAAGTTGACCCCGTGCCCACCGAAGCTGATTGGGGCGATGTCATACCCGGTCATCGGCCAGAGGGCGTCGGCTGTATCGGCTGGCCAGGAACTCGTGGTTCCTTGGGCCACATCCTCCGAGAACGGCGCCCACTGGATGTTTTCGGTGACGAACATGGGGCGTCCTTATGGCACGAGCACCAGGGCGCTGGCTGCCCAGGGGGAGGACATATTGTTGGTCACGTTGAGCCAGTTGTAGCTCAAGAAGCTTCCGGTATTGTACTGGGTGTCCTGCTTCCTTGCAATCGTCATGTCCCAGAGCTGCCCCACAACCCGGCCAGCAGATTCGTAGGCAGAGTAGATCTGCAGGATCGGGTCGCAGGCGACAAAGGCGCCGCCGAACCAAGTGAGGTTGGTGGTTAGGGTCGAGGAGAACGTCGGCAGCACGATCCCCGTGTTGGAGGAGTAAGTGCTCCCCTCGTCGGAGTTGGTGGTTCCGTTGAAGAGAACCTGCGTGCCCCCGCCCGAGCCGTCCATGTCGCCTTCGAAGAGACATTGAGTATTCGCCGCTGTGGGGCTCCCGGAGCAGATTCCCAGCTCAGCGATCTGGGTTGTGGAGTTGCCGACCCGCCCACCCGATGTATAGGTTCCGCTTCCAGTGGTCCCGTCTAGCGAGTAGTGGTTGGCGTCAACGTAGGTGATCGTGTGGAGGCCGTTCGCCGCCGTGTTGCCCGCAGCTCCGCGAATCACAACCTCATCGCTGGTTGAGCGGCCATGGCTGGCCTCTTCGATCACAATGGGCGTGGCGTTGGTAGCCCCGGTAATCGTACCGGGCGCCAGGAAGTCGGGGATCCAGGGGCAGGAGACAAAGACCCAGTGGCTCCGGTAGTTGGTGAAGTCCGTGTTGATGACGAAGAACTGGTGCTTGTTGGCGATGACCCTGTGGTGGGTGCTGGTCGAGGCCACCCATTTGATCGACCGGGCGTAACCATTTGACGTGTTCGTCGCGGTGTCGTAGGCTTCCAGGTAGTTTCCCCCCGCCCAAGTCGCAAGGTTCCAGCCGTCCGGTACGGTCTCCTGGCCCGAGGAGGCCACGAGGAAGTAGATCGCGTTGGCCGTGGAGCCGTGTCCAACCTGCAGGCGGCATTGGATCTGCAACCCCTGCGGGGTGATCCCGGACTTGAACGTGTATCCGCCTAGACCGATAGATGCGGCGCCGCCAAGGGAGCCGAACTTGAAGTTTGTCAGACCCTCACCAACCGTTTCTGACCAGTCGGCAAATGTGGCTGCCTTCTGTTGCAGGAACAGATACCCGGCCATGGGGATCGACGCAGTTAGGTGCGCACTCGCTGTCGTCCCGGCGTAGTACTCCACGCCTGGAGTCCCAGTGCCGTTGAAGGCCGCGACGAGATTCGCGTAGGACGTGGCGGCATCGGCGCCGATCTTGACGTCATTGGCCGCAAGCATCGTGTTCTTGAACCGATAGGTGTGGCTTTTGAACGTGAGCGAATCGCCATCCCCCGGCTGCCCGGTGTAGTAACCGCGTGCAACAAGCGGGTCGGATGAGACCAACGTCCAGCCCGCCGCCAGGAGGGTGGTCTTGATGTTCTCCAGTAGATTGAGGATGTCAGTGGAGTCGTAGGTATCACTGCGCTTTGTTCCTGCGGCGATTTGGATCATAGGATTACCTGACTCCAGTTTCTCACATGATTACGAAGCGGAGAGAAGGCACGCCCCTCCTCCCCGCCCCGGTTGATGCCCAGGCCGCGCTAGTTGTGGCCGTTGGTGCTGACGTGGTTCTTCAGGGCCTCGACAGCCTTCATCAGAGCCGTTGCCAAAGCACCCGCAGTCGTCGCGCCGTTTGCTTGAGCCGACCCGCCTGATGCCAGGGTGGGCGCCAGAAGCAGGGAAACCGTCCAGGTGTCGTTGGTCGCATCGGTCACGTTGATCGCATAGTTTGCCATGTGGGTGAACCTCCTACGACAAGTGTAGCATGGTGGCCATGAGCCGCCGTTTGGGGTGGATAACAAAAACTCTTGACGAAAATATCGCCACCGTGTTATGGTTGTACTGAGGAGAAACGAAGTGCCTATCCCTGGTTCGGTGGTGTACATGGTCAAGAACCTCCGCACGGGCCTGTACTCCCAAGGGGGAGTACCGCCCAAGTGGGGGGATTTCAAGTCGAGCATGATCTGGCGCAGTCTGGGCGGGCTCAAGCGCCACCTACTACAGGTTCATCGGGCGCTCGAAGAGGCCGGGGAAGCAACCGTCCCCCCGGATCAAATCGAGATCCGCGAGTACATGGTGCTCTCTGCAATCAATCGCACGCTGCTGTGTGACTTCAACGTTGGCACGGAGGGGCGGGCAAAAGCCTGCGTCTCCCGGTACGGAAAGGCCGTGCAGGAGGAGGGGTAGCATGCGTGGTTCGTACTTGCATATTCCGGTGGGCAGTATCGCCGCCGACATCAACATCAAGTGGCGGCTAGTGACTCGCTGGCGCCGCTGGTTCAAGCGGGAGAGGGTATGGGAGGTTGAGCAGGTGGCGTTCATCTTTCCTTACGGGACGATGCTCTACGCCGATCCCGAGACAGATGAGATCAAGTTGGGAAGTTCCGACAGGGGGCTGGTGCTGACAGTCTACGGGAGCGGGTCAGCAGACGACGATCCCACTGTCTACTACGAGAACATCTCGTTCAGCATCCCCCGGTCCCTGCAGACGCCGCTGTACCTGATGTTCGATCAGGCGCGGCGAATCCTGAATCAAGGCTGGGTGCGGGAGAACAACGGCCAGCGAGTTGTGGCGGCGCTGATCTGCTCGATTCTTTCCGGCCTCCGTGGATCCAACACGCCCCCGAAATACATTGGCCGGTGGAACAACTTCACTCTCGACCAGTTCGTTGGGTTTGCTAGAAGCCTGGCACAGCGGGGGTAGCATGATTCCCAGGCCAGCGCGGTTCTTTGCCGAGGCTTTGGTTCTGCTCGTCGTCCTCGTGGTCATTGGGTTGGCTGCGGGGCACGGGCTCATTGTCTTGACCAAAATGTACATAAGGCTGGCCCGATGAGAGACTTCCTCCGCTTCTTCGCCATTCAGTTCGTCAACTACGGCGTGCTGTGCTGGAACTACCGGGCAGTCGCCGGGGTTCACTACGCACACATCGCGGCGTCCGATGTCGCTGCTGCGGCGTTGGGGTTCACGATCATCCGGCACGTCGCCAAGACCGACACCAAGGGAGCCATGCTTGGTTATGTCGCGGGCGGCGTGTGCGGGAGTCTGGTGTTCACATGGCTGACGACTAAGGTGTTTTGAGGAGAGAGTATGATCAATATCCACCAGTGCAACCCCCACGTTCACGCCCTGGCCCTGTCCAGCACGGAGACCATGGCGATTCGCAACGCGCTTGATCTGGCCTTGCGTGACGAAGTGACCAAGGTGCGGGTCAACCCCGAGATCCTGCGTCTCTACCGCTCGCTTTATAAGCAGTTCGACTTGCTCTGCGGGGATGAGGCGCGGGACAAGCTTCTTGAGGAGAACGAGGAGGACTCTTTACCATGACACTTGATCTCGCATCCGCCGCTCTTGCCGTCGTATTCATCCTCGTCATGCTGCTCATGATCTGGGCCTCACACCCGCCCAACGACGACCAGCCACCCGCGCCGGGAGACGAGTAGGCGCCCTATGACCTTCAATAACGACAAGATCAAGATCTTCCGCATTCGCCCCGGCGCCTGGTTGGTCTACACCCCGGCAACCCTTTGCTCGGGCGTCGTCACATTCCGTGCGGCAACCTGGGAGCAGGCCCTCGACTTCGCGCTAAGAGCCATTCAGGCGCATCGGCGCCGCCAGCCCTGGTCATTATGACACTCTCGTCAAGTATCGCGGCCACGTTAGTTACCACGGCCATGTTATCCCCACCTATTCCCTCCCCGAGAATTTTCTCCCCAATTTTTTCCAGCCTCTCAAACTCTGCACGAAGCAGCGGCGGGGCCGCTGCTTGGGGAAATTGGTACCAAAGTACTAGTACCAAGGGTCTGGTACCCCCGTACCAGTACCAAGGAACCTTCTGGGCCAGTACTACGGGTACGTGAGTACTATTTCGGATAAACAGGTATTAACCTAATGAACTGCACTACACCACATCTAGCATTGCAGACAATCGTATCTGAATGTAATAGACAATGCAATAGCAGAGCATTACGTCTTAATAGCCAACATAGACGCACAGAATAGACGGCTTTGTAATGCAAAGCGCTTTACCCTACAAACCGCGCTATCACACTACGCTCTACTAGTCAACCCGTATTACCTATCTAAAGAGATGTTAAATGTTGGGGAGAGAGAGGGTAGCACCGCGCTAGCCTCTTGTTATCCTACCCCATAAGCGCATAGGATAGATATAGCGGGCGGATGCCTGCTAGAGACGATTGAACGCTTGAAAGGATGAGTGTATTGTATGACGTACAGACTTGACTGTCTCCTCCGTGAATGGGGGGTCGACTGGATTAACGTGGCGGTCCATGCTACGGCCGCCGAGTGTTTTGAGGACTGGCGAAGTAATCACTTGGATCAGTCCGCAAGAATCACGGGCGTGGGAATAGCGAAGACGCTATACCTTGTAGCTTGGTGCGATGAAAGGAGCTAGACCCATGCCACAAAACGAGACTACCCCTGCACCGTTCTACCGTGTGGAGCAGCGCACGGGGGCGCGCCCGGATAACTGGAGAATCCTGGAGCACTACGAGCATCTAGAATCGTGGGAGGACGCGGAAGATGCATTTAGGCGCTCGACATGGTACGGTGCGCTCAACCTGCGTCTCGCCTACTCGGAGGATGATAGTGTGTGGCGCCCGTGCTGTGCCTGTGGTGCGGAATGGGTCCAGGTTCGCACAGCCTCCGGTTTGCCCGCAACGTATGATTACGAACAGCCGTCCTCACGCCACGTTGTCTGTGAGGATTGTTCCGGGTGTGTTGAGTATTGCTCCTTCTGTGGGGTGCTATTCAACACGAATGACCATACGGAATGCCCTGAATGCTCGGAGCACGAATGCGCGGACTGCGGCTGCTCCTACTCCCGCTTGGAGCATGGCTGCTGCCCAACGTGCGCCGAAAGGGAGGAGGAGGAGAGAGCGGAGGAGGAGGACCGCTCACACCGCTTGATTGGAGGCTATCACGATACTCGGCCACCATGGCGTGCGGTTGGCAAGGGCCCCATGTTTTTCGGGCTGGAAGTAGAGACAGAGTCAGACGACCGGCAAGCACTAGCCCAGCTAGTGCTAGATTATGTCGGCTCGGAACGTGTGATCCTGGAGCGCGACGGTTCGCTTAGGGACGGGGAAGGGCTAGAGATTATCTCTCACCCCCATAGCTGGGAAAGGGCAGGGGATTACGTTCATCGGCTCTGCTGTGCTCTCACTGAAGGAAAGGCCCGGAGTTATGACACGGAGGGGCGCGCGGGGATTCATGTCCATGTCACGCGTAATCAGATCTCTCAGCTTACCATCGGTAAGCTCTTGGTGCATGTGCATGACCCGGCTAACGCGAGCCTGATTGATTGCATAGCGCAACGTCCGGCTAACGGCTACTGTGATCGGCCGCCAAAAAAGATCACAGACGCACGGAGGACGTGCTATGCGCGTGAGGCTATCAATCTGTCTGAATACCAGACGATTGAATTCAGACTCTACCGTGGTAACACGCGTGAGGCGCGCATCATGAAGTGCCTGGAGCACGTCAAGAGCCTGCTAGACTGGCTTCCTACAGCGTCCATGCGGCAATTGGACGCGCCCAGCTATCTAGCATGGATTGACAAGCGGCGTTCTCAGTATCCGCACTTGGCACAATTCCTAGTTGCGCGTGGAAGACTCCAGCAGCTTTCAACCCGCACGGCAGACAGCACGGGGGACAATTAACCATGTGCTTACTACTTGTCTCGACAAACGGCGCGCGCCTGGAGCGTTTTGAAGTGGAAACGGCGTTTCAGGCTAACCCGCACGGATGGGGTGTGGTGATGCAGGGTGGGGAGTGTCGCAAGGGGTTTAAGCTCGACGCTCTACACCGTGCGCTAGACGCGGCGGAAGGAAAGCCCTACATGGCGCACTGGCGCTACGCTACACACGGAGAGCTCACGGTTGGCAATTGCCACCCGTTCCGCGTGGCTGACAATCTGTGGCTTGCCCACAATGGCATTATCGATGGGGCCAAGTGCGAGATTCAACCTGGTATGAGTGACTCGCGTAGCTTGGCTCTAATGATGCGCGGCCTAGGCTACCTCGTGCTGTGGCAAGTGGAACTTGCCGCATGGGAATCTTACATCGGCTCATCTAACAAGGTGGCTTGGTTCGACTCCGAAACGGGTGAGGCTCGGATAGCTCATGAGACGCAGGGCCATTGGGTCAAGCCCGGCTTGTGGGCGTCCAATCACGGCTATATGGGCTATGTTTCCTCATCGGATGACCTAGAACCGTGGCCTAGCGAATTTTGGCGCGCTAGACAATACGCCAGCAAGTACAGGCCCGCGTCTTCGCCTGTTAGCTACAGTTGGGATTCTTACGACGGTGAAGACAGCGCCATGGGGGACGACTTGGAAAGATGGGCAGCTAAGCGCGCCGCTCAGGATCAAACCGCTAGCTGCCAGTGTTGCCTACTGCCCGTACCAGTGCCGGAGTTAACGATGCTCGACGGACAATCGGTCTGCCGTGATTGTCGGGAGTACTTCGGCGCGGTCTGCTAGCTGTCACGGTGTTGTCACGCGTGATGCGGTACAGTTGGGTAGTTCAATTTGATAGACGAAAGGATAGGAGAATGGCTGAGAGAACGATGATGGAAAACGGCGTAGAGTATCGCTATTACTTCGCGCCACCCAAAACCCGCACGGATGAGCGCTTGTTTCTGGCTCACCGTGCAATCACTGATGTAGTCGAGCATCTTCGTGCGATTGCCACGGAGTCTGAGATCGTCCTGGACGCGCCGAAGGTCGCTCAGCGAGCATTGGCGGCGGTAGGTGTGGCTGAACTGGAGACGCTGCAACGGCGCATCTACGATTGCTATACAGACTTCGGGCTGACGGAATGGCCGCGCGTCTGTGGGATGGATGGCTACTGTCCGGGCTAAGCGGCCGCCCTGCTGCCGTCTGACGGCACGCCACTAACAACTAGGCTCACGCGCCTACAGTCTTGTCTTAGTGCCTAGCATTAGGACTGGATTGTAGGCGCTTTTTTATGTCTGCCCTTTCCAGCGCGGGGTGGTGCGCGCCAGCACCCGCACGCTAGGGATACGCGCGTCGTCGGCTTACGGGCCGGGCGCCTGGAAGCAAGACATACATGGATGGTATGAGCTATCGACTGGTGGCTAACTGGTGGCGTGCTGCTGGTGGCGGCACGACTGGTGGTAGAGATTTGGGATAGGTTCAACTGGTGGTGAAAGAATGGAGACAGTATGAAAGGAGCAATAGTATGGGGAAGCTGAGCGCAAGCTCTCAAGCGAGAATCCAGCGGTTTGTGGACTGGTTCATTAGGACTGAATACGCCGCAAACTGGGCGGCTGAGAAAGACAGCGACTTTATCAACGAGCGCGCGCGCGCCGAGCGGTGCTATGCTGCGGCTGAGCATGGCGGGTGTGGCCGGACGCACGCGGAGGTTATCGAGGACTGGAGGGAGGCGTTTCATGCTTGGATGAGCGATAGAGGCTGTTTCGTGTGGCCCGAGCGATTTGAGGCCGCAGTATGCGCCCACTTTGATGGGGTAGAAGCCTGGCACGAGCGGCACGGTTCGCTTGATTGTGAGCTTGGATAGGGTCAATGTGGGGTCCGTCTGGTGGCTGTTAAGAAGGCTATCTAAAGATAGGTAGAGAATTCAGTTGACAGCGCCAACGATAGGCCCCATACTGATCTTGTCCGAGTGAGAAGAGATCTAAAGAATTCAAAGGAAAGGTGACGAGAATGGTGACTTTGACTGTTGGTTTGGCGCAGATGCGCATGTTGTTCGGCGCGGTCCGCACAACGCAAGACCACATCTTTCGGGAGACGCTTACGAGCGCCCTCAAGCTCACGCTTAAGGGTGGTGACCTGGATGTCGTTGATTCGGCCCTATCGGGGGTGCAGGAGTTGGGCGACATCGCGGACGCCATCAGCGCGGCAATCCGGGCGGGCGAGGCTGAGGCCGAGGCGGCGGGCAACTGCACCCTTTGTGGTGAGAAGCACGACGAGGCTTTGAGGGGCGCGTCGGGAGCGGCGCGGCTCATCCACACCGCCTTGAAGAAGTTCGATGGGGAGAAATAGCCTCCCCCTGGTGGTGGGTCATGACAAAGAAACACTTCATCGACTTGGCGAACAGGATGCGGGAGCTTGAAGACCAGTATGCCTTGTACGCCGAGGACATCGCCAACGAGGAAGGGGGCGAGTGCAATATTCGCTACCTGCCTCTGGTGGAAGTACGGCGCATGCTGACGGCGTTCTGTAAGGCGCACAATCCGGCGTTTAAGCGGACCCTCTGGCTGGAGTACCTGTCTGGTCGGTGCGGGCCGAGTGGAGGCAGAATCAGGGGGTTTGGGGGGTGTGGGGGGAAGCTCAAATGAGCAGCGAAAAGCCACTAAAGGGCGGGTGGATTGACCTGGACACGGGGGAGCTTACCCGCCCGCTCCCCAAGGATTGCGTCAAAGACTGTTCGGCGAGTGGTTCGGTAGATGAAGCGGTGGCTTATTGGCGGAAGAAACTGAACTTCACTGTTCCTGGCGCGCGGGCAGTGCGATACCTGCGCCAATTCGGCGCTTGGCGACCGGAAGAACTGAATGCTCTCCCGCTCAACGAGCTTGCTGAGAAAGTGCTCTGGTTGGCCTGCTGTGAGATCAACGAAGAAGGCGAGTGGTTCGGGTTGAGATTCTAGGGGGGGCGTGATGATAGACAGCAATAGTGCCGCGATGGGGCGCCTACGCGCGCTGGCTCAGGTTGCCGACTTCCTGGACGGGAAGATAGAGTTTGACGACCTGCCCGAGGCCACCATTCAGCATCTCTACGAGCACTACCTGCCCGAGATGCCCTACGGGGTGGCGAAGGCGCGCACTGGTGACCCGTACCAGTGGATTCAGGACAGGCTGGAGAGGGACGCGAATGTCTGACGATGAGGCCCTAACCCTGCGGCTGGTGGCCGTAGTGAGAACCGGGCGGCGGCTGGTACGCTGTTGGGAGTGCGAGAAGGAACTGAAGCATGGGAGTACCTACTGGGAGGATGCTGGTGGCAAGATGTTCTGCGGGCCGGGGTGTGCCAGGAAGTATCACGGTATCGTCTGGTCGCCGGTAGTTGAGCCGGTGGTTGTGCCAGTTGAACCAGTAAGTCCTGCGGTGGAGTTGATACGCCCGCCCAAGCCTTTGGATGTCCCTCAGGGAAAGGCTTCTTATGCCAAGGTACAGAAGGTACAGAGGAAAGTGAGAAGGAAAGGTGTAAGATGACTATCAAAGAGTGGAAGGAAAAGTATTACCCGCTAGAAGCCAAGAGCTTCAGCAGGGCGACGTGGCTTGAGGCGGCGCGCGCTTCGTTGAAGAAGTACGAGGGCCTGCTGGTAGTGGAGCAGAGTGGTAACGACTGGTTGGCGAAGGAGCTGAGTCTGCTTCACTACAGTCCATCTTGCTCTCTCTGCTGGCGCAGTAGCGGGGGGCGGGAGGACCCCACTATCTCAGGGTCGAGCTTGGTCTCAGGCCCCTTCCCTCAAGTCCGGTGTGGGCGCTGCCCGTTGCTGAAGGTCACGGGGGTATCGTGCGAGGACTTCTCTTCTCCGTGGAGCAAGATGATCGTGTCAAAACGGCCCCTTAGTGGTTCCAGCAGCCTGGGTAGCTATCAAGGCATGGACGATGCTTTGCGGCAGACGGTCGAGTACCTGGAGCAGAAGGACGCCTACCTGAAGCGGAAGCGGGAGAGACGGGGAAAGGAGAAACGCCATGGTGTTGTCGCCTGAACCGCATGGGCTGTGCATCGTCAACGCTGGCGACAGGGTGATTCTGCACGCCATTCTGCAGGGAGCCCTGGAGGACAAAGAGCGCGTAATTGAGTACTGCGCCAGCCCGCGACTTGGGGACTTCCTTACTCCGGCCCAACTCAACAAAGCCAGGATCAAGTGCGAGGCTCTGCGTGAAGAGTGCCGGGCGCTTCGGCGCATGCTGCAGAAGCCGTAGAGCTTGCATTTGCTGGGCTTTTGACGTACCATGGGAGAGACGAGATGACTTTTGAGAGCGCGCTACACTCCGCAACGAATGCTCTGTTTGGGCTGATTCGCATCGCGGCGTGGTTAGGCTGGGTGTTTGCTGGGTGCTGGCTGATTCGCCGGGCCTATCGCAAGGTATCAACCGAGATGAGAGCCGCACGGCGCCGCGTCCTCGCGGGCTGGTGGCAGAAGGTTCACTGAGAAAGAGAGGGTAGGTTCATGTTGAAGTTGCATTACACCACGCGGGATGGAGCCAAAGGAACAGTCTTTGTCCGCTTCGTCCACGCGACAATTGGCGAGGGGAAGCACGAGCGGCGCATCTGCCGAACGGAGTTGCTCGACGGCCCGTGGTATGAGGACGCCCTAGTCCTCGCCAGCGGTTTGGCCATCCGCCGCCCCAAGACCAGCGATCCCAAGAGCCTGGGCCGGTTCGTGTCCCTGAGCCGGGCGCTCATGGACTTTGAGGGGCGAAACCCGGAGATTTCCCCTGGGCAGCGCGACCTGATGTTGAGCCAATATGAGATCTGGCTGGAGAACGAGCGCCTGAAGGGGATTCACTCGGTGGTGAAGGAGTCCATCGCCAAGTTCGATGAAGAAGAACGGCGCCGGGCGAGGCTTACCGATGAAGAGAGACGCCGGACGCACACCACGCGCGGGAGCATGCCGAAGCCGGGCTGCTTGAGGGGGTGCGTCTCGGTGAACACTGTGACCGAGGCGGAAGATCAGGTCAACCTGCCGGGCCTCAAGGCTGAGCTTGACCAGCTTGTGCGGATGCTGGCTGAGGGTGGGTGGAAGGAAGCGTACCCCAAACCCGTGTCGGCTACCTTCATCGGCGGGATGAGGAAGGGGTAGTTGAAGCAAGGGATCAAAGTCTATGAGTAACCCCACCAGCGACAGAACAGAGAAAGTCGAGGGAGTATTTGGCAGGGTGTCCATGCCCGTCGTCCTCAACTTCACGGTGGATCTATCGGGCCTGCCCGATGTCAAGAAGAAGGCCGTCGAACAGCGCATCCGCCGCCGTCTGATCGAGATGACAGACATCGACGGGAAGATCAAGCTGGACAAGCCCGTGGAGCCCGAGACCGCCTATGCGGCCCTGGCCGTTCCGGTGATGTCCGAAACAGACAGCGAGGGCAACCCGCTGTTCCCGCTCAGGGGATACAAGCTCTTGGATGTCTTCCCTGGGACAGTGGAAGAGAAAGACTGGAGATAGGAGAACATCATGCCACCAATTTTCATCAAGCTTCAACGCGAGGGGAAGCCCCCTCTCCTGGTGAACTTGGAGTTCATCGAAAGCGTCGAGTTCGACAAGCCTCACCGGGATCTCGCTGGCAGGCCGACAGGCAACTACATGACTCTGCTGCACACCAACCGTACGCGGCGCAACGAGGGCGCCAGCGGGGAGATCATGGACAACACAATCTCCCACGGGTTCCTGTCGGACAGCGACACCAAGACACAAATCGAGGACTTCTTCATGGGCAAGCTTCCAATCCACGCCGGGGTCATCAACAACATGCCCCTGGTGTTGGACCTCAACCTCATGGCCGAGGCTGCTCGGCTGGTGGCCGCAGATGGAGGGACAGTGGTTCGCGGGATCGCCATACCGCCCAATGGCGGGCAGGCTGCGCAACAGGCCTCACGGGAGGAGTTCCCACAGGCCCACGTTGACCAGCCGACCAATCAACCGGCGCCTCCCGCACCCTCTGCCCCTCCGTACCATCCCCCTCTGTGGGATGAGGAGCCCCGCCCCATGCCGGGGCTGCCGAGCGCTCCGTTGGCGGGCGATGACCTGTCGATGGAGCGCGCGGCCATGGGCTTGCAACAGACTCCGCGCCTGAAGCCGCCCGGCGACAATACGCCGGTCGTCCGCACGCCGCGTCTGAACGTCAACCGAATTCGGAATTCGTAGAGAAAGCGAGATAACCGTGCTCATGCTGTTCAAGAGAATGGACAACGAAACCCTGCGCTTTGTTATGGCGCGGGTTCCACGGATCATCCGTGACGTCATGCTTGAAGTCGCGGGTGCGTCCGATCCCAAGTTGCCCCAAGCCGTGTTCCTGGCTGGTGGGGCAATTCGCGCAATCATTGCTGGGGAGAAGGTCAATGATTACGACCTCTTCGTCTCCAGCCCGTCTCTGGCCCGCAGTGTTGCGGACAGACTGATTACCCGTATCCCTGGTGGCGCCCGTCTAACCGAGACAGCCAACGCCATCACAATCACGGCGCCGGGGCGCACGCCAATTCAGTGCGTGACCAACTGGACGTACACGGACATCATCCCGCTGCTCAACGCCTTCGACTTCACCATCGCTCAGGCGGCGGTTGGTGTGCATCCCCCCGACGGCACCTGGGAGGGCTGGCACTCGGAGAGCTTCTACCAGGACCTTGCCGCCAAGCGCCTGCGGTATCTCTCCCCCGAGCGCCTGGAGCACCCTGGCGGTAGCCTGTTGCGCATGCGCAAGTTCCTGCGGCAGGGCTACAGCATCCAGGTGGAGAGCCTTGCGGCACTCTTGGCCCGGCTTATCAAGCGTGGGCTGTTTGAGGGCTACACGAAGGTCGGTGGCGGGTATCTCTTGCCAAATGGCCCGTTCGACATCACTAACGAGAAAGACATTGCTCACCTACTCAAGGCCCTGCTCGTGGAGATTGACCCTCTAATCATGATTGACGGGCTGGAGGTCGTGGAGGATGAGCATCAGGAGCGGCTGACCGAGAGGCCGTTCGATCACGCGGCTCTGACGCCAAACGAGAACTGAGTAGTACCATAGAACTAGAGGAGAGTATCACCATGAACAAGATCTGGAAAGTCCAGGTTCAATTCAGCGTGGAGATTCCCGCGGAGACGTACAAACGAGCCAAGGAGATTGCCACAGCCGATGTCCTTCCAAAGGTCATGGGGTGTGTAGGCAACTTCATCCCTGGCTCCTTCCGGGCAACCAAGGCCACCAGTAGCGGTGCCCCGCCTGTCACGGCGGCAGCCATTGCTGGGATGCCCGCTATTGCCTCACAATCGCCCGTAGCGCCATCGGAGGGGGGTTGGGGGTATGGAGGCGTACCCGCCACCGCGCAGACGCTCAAAACGGGCTCCACAACAATCTACCCTGCCCTCCCCGGTGAGATCTTCTACGCGGAGGACGACATCCCCGTGTCCCCAGTCTAACCCTACAACCAGGTCAAGAAAGGAACTACCATGACCAAATTCTTCCAAATCATCCAGCTCATCCGCTACATCGGTGAGCTTGTCAAGACTGTCGAGCAACAGATCCCTCTCCCTGGCAAGGGCAAGGAGAAGCTCGAATTTGTCCTCAGCGTCGTCGATGCCGCTGCCGTTCAGGCGGGCGAGTCCGTAGCCCAGGTCGCCGATATTGTCGGCAAGTGGGTCGGCCTGTTTAACAAGACGGGCGTCTTCAAGACGACTCCGAAGTAGGCGCCTGCAAGGGGGGTCGAGGGGGTTCAGGTGGATCAGCTTAGTCAAGGCCGGAACGGGAGTGGAGGCGGTAGCTGTCGCAGCGAAAGCTGCACCGCTATTCCCCCAGCTTACCTAATGGTAAGCTTACCCAACCTGAGCTGACCTGACCCACCTGAGCTTACCCAACTCACGGGGTTTCAAGTAACTCACAGATTTTGCCAAAAGTTTCTTGACGCGCTTTCAACTTCGTGGTAGGATGTTTACTGAGGAGAGACAAAATGCCTGAAACTCAAGAAGCAGTGTCGGTCTTTACGGTGTCGGTCGGTTCCCCCAAGGTGCTAGAGATGGGAACCGGGATTCCGTTCATCAAGTTCGACGTGACGTTCTACCTACGAGACGAGCCCCTCTGCACAATCTTGGGCTGGAAGATCATGCACGGTGAGGTAGATCCACCGGCAGCACGCGCGGGTCGTGGTTGGTTCAAGACCACCAAGATCCACAACCCGAGGCTCCTGGACATCGTTTTGGAGCTAGCGAAGAATGCGTGGGAGGGACAGCCAGATGTACCTGCCTCCGTGTGGCAGACGCGAGAGAAGGTGGTGCTAGACGGGATTAACATTCCTCCGTCTCAGAGGGGCGGAATGTGACCGGCGACTTCAAGATCAGCCTGGAGGACTTTCGTCTGGTCAACGGCAACCGTGCCAAGCTCCTGCGGTTCAGTCTGGTGTGGTGCTTTGATACCGGCGCCCAGCAGTACGGGATCAAGACCGAGGGCTGCCTCGCTGGCCGTAGTGGGGAGGGCAAGCTGAGCATCAGCCTCCCCAAGCACACCATGTCCAACCGTGGTCAGCGGCGCGTACAGATCATGACGCCGGATCTTCATGATGCCTGCGTTCGGCTCATCGAAAACAGCGCCTTTGCGGACTTCATTGGGCGCACGAAGCTGAGCAGGAGTCTGGACTTCGACCCCGATGCACCAAACCTGGAGGGGTTGCCGAAGGAGTTGACAGATGACAGAGACACTTAGCGAAAGGATGACATTCCATGAGCCCGAGTCAGAACCCACTGTTCCCCAGGACTTCATGGCGCCTGAGCCACTTACTCCTTCCGCCGATGCAGTGGCCGTTCTTGACGGCCCGGCTACCGGGGTCATTGCTGCCGCCCCATCTGTTACAGAGAGCCGGGTGGAGGTCATTCGTGCTGCGGCGTTCATCGAAAGCGTCAAGGACGGAGCAAGCGCAACGGAAGCGGCAAGATTGGCTGGCACGACTCTCGCGGAGATCGAGCACGACCCAGTAATCATGGCCGCTGTAAGGCATCTGGTGAAGGAGTACAGCCTAGACAGCGCCACGCGCAAGCGCACGCTGCGGGCGAAGCTCAACAAAATTCTCCTGGAGGGCGATGACAAAGACGCCCTGCAGGCGGCGAAGCAGATCGCTGACGACCCCGAGATGGGGATGGGCTCCGGGCCTACTGTGGCCGTGCAGATGAACTTCAACGACACGACCAGGAGAGTGCTCGACAGCGTGGGGGAGGTTCCTGGGGTGGACTAGGAATGCTCTATGTTTCCGAAGCTTAGGCATGGAATTACCGATGATAAGCTGTTCCTTTCAGTCCTGGATCGTGTGGACAGGTATAGACGGGAGTACATTCGCCCTCTTCCATGGAAGGTAATGCAGCGGAGAGCGATCTATTGCGCCGACTTCGACTTGTTGATGGGGTGTATTCCCGAGTTCTTCGTACCTGCGGCGAGGCGGAAAGCGGGATGTACGGAGCCCCGGCGAAAGTGCGGGCGGCTGTTAAAGGTAGCGGGAGTTGCTGATTGGGGATTCCGGGTGATGCGGCCAGAGATGCAGCCAACCAAACTTCAGCGCTTGCTTTTGAAGAGGAAACAGGCGTACAATACTCAGAGACGAGATGAGCAACCCGAGAGACGGCCAATTCGCCCACCAATCATCGCTCAGCATCACCGACCAGATTGACGGGGACCTGAGGCACAAATGGGTGTTCCTGTTTATTGAGCCGCTGATGCTGACGATTGAGGGCCTGATGCTGAGTGACGGGCTGAGGTTGAACGTGGTGAAAGACGAGGAGAGTGATGAGTCTAACTGAGAATCCGCTGTGGGCCAAGCTTGACATGGCCAAGGTCACTGCCGCTGCGGCGAACTACCGGCACGTCATCCCCGCCGACTGGGACATGATCGTCGTCGGCGAGATGATCGAAGCGGCAATGGGCAAGTGGCTGATGCGGGACTGCACCTGGATGGAGTTGAGCAGCCTGGAAGAGATGTACGATGACGCTGACGGGGAGAAGGGCGTCACCGACATGCGGGGGGTGTTCACTAGCGAGGCTCCCGAGAAGCTGCGGGGCAAGACGTTTGTCCGCGACTGGAAGACCGCCAGCGGGAAGTTGGATCTCTTGTGGGAGAGCCGGTTGAAGGACAGCTTGCAGTGGAAGTTCTATCTCGCTCACACCGGGGCCGAGATTTTTATCTTCAGCGGGGTGAACTACAAGGGCGAGATGCGGGAAGCGCTTTTCGACCGCCCGGAGTTCGTCCAGCAGTACGTCCGGTCGCAGTTGATGGGCGTGGATCTAGCAGTCGAGGCGTGGAATGACGCGGGATTACTGGTGTGGCCACGGGCGACGGGATCGTGCCTCGCCTATGGCCGGACGTGCGACTACCTGCAGGACTGCCGCAACTACACGATGCCGCAAGTCAAACCACTACCCTTCAACTGGTCGCCGTCAAGTGTGAGCAGCCTCATGCTCTGCCCGGAGAGATGGCGCCGGAACATCCTGGCGAAGCAGGCCGGGGCGCCGCCGTTGGTGAGCTACTCGACTGAGGTTGGGAAGGCGTTTCACCGGGGGATGGAAGAGGTCTATCGGCAGGCGTTTGGGATGCCTGAGAAAGAGCGGGAACTGGCCGCGTTCAAGGAGACATAGAGATGAGTTGGAAGACATGCAAAGCGTTCAGTTCCATTGTGGCTCCAGACGGTGAAACTCTTGGTGTTACCGTGAGGAGAATCGCGGGAAAGGCCCACGACCTCGGCATCGTGCGCGGGCTGCAACTGGCGGCGCGGCTGGATGATGATTTCCGTTCCACTACGGAGATGGTAAGAAAAAGTGAAGTGAAGTATGACCAAGGTTGGAATGCCGGGTTTGACTGGCACGTCGATGCCTGCCGCGCTGAGGCCAATCGGCGGCTGAAGAGGTTGAAGAAATGAGTCTTGATATTTCACTGGTCTGCCCTTGTTGCGAAGAGACCATTTATGCTTGCAACATCACTCACAACCTGGGCGAGATGGCCGTTGTTGCGGGGCTGTACGCGCCTCTCTGGCGCCCGGCAGAGAACAACATCGTGTATGCGTGGCAACTGCTCGAACCGATTCGGGCGGGGCTCAAGGAACTGAGCAATAACCCAGAGAAGTACGACAAACTCAACCCCCCGAACAAGTGGGGGTCGAGGGTTGGGTTCATTGAGGCCTTGGAGGATCTGGGGAAAATGTGCGCCCGGCACTCCACGGCCAGGGTTCGCTCTTACCAGTGATGAGGAGGGGTGACTATGATGACAGCAAGAGACGCCGCGAAAATGGCACGGGAGATTGCTACCCGAGCCGAGGAAGAGAAAACGAGAAGGTATCACGCCTGGAAGCTTCAGATTGCGGAGGAGCAGGCCAAGTTCAGCAAGTCCGGTGGGATGGAGCGGGCTTTCCGCGAGATTGAGGGTTGGATTACGGACACCCTTAGCAACGATTGGTCGTAGACCGACTTTTCCTATGCATGCGGCACGGGAATCAAAGGAGAGGCTGTTGCTATGCTCCTGGCCGACAAACTGCGAGAGCTTGGGTACTTGGTTTCCGTGTGCGGTTTGGAGGATGGGGCAAGTCGGCGAATCGGTCTCTCTTGGATGTCCATCCGGGATCTGGTCAACCTCGAAGAAAAAGAGCGCACCCAGACCGAAGAAAAAGCTTGACAGCTATTCGAATTCATTGTACTGTATGAGAGGAGACGAGAGATGGTAGTTGTAATTAACAAGAGCGGCGCCGCAGGTTCCGCTCAACCCGAGAAGACCTTTCCATCCGTTCTCGCCGGGACGACGACGAAGGGGCTGAAAGAGAAACCCCTGATTGTTCGTGGCCGTGGCGCCGGGCGGTATGTCAAGATCCTGATGTACTCCAACACGGGCGCGGGCAAGACCCTGGCGATTGCGGGGTTCCTGAGGGCGGGGTTGAAGGTTGTCTGCTGCTCGACCGACTTGGGTGGCAGTGGTCTCTCCACGGTATACAACTACCTGGATTCCATTGGACAGCCGCACCTGGCCGACAACCTGATCGACATCACGTTCCAGACCTATGACCAGTTCGCAGCGTTCCTGAACAACCCGGAGAGCATCCTACCGGAGATCTACGAGTGGGACCCCGACATGCTGGCCATCGATGGGTTCACCGGGTTCCAGCAGATTCAGATTCAGGAGAAGATCCTGGAACTCAACCCGCTGTCTGACAAGAAGGCCAGCGAAGGCCGCATGGAGGGCCTGTGGGCTGACCAGGAAGCCTGGGGCATGATCCGCAACGCCACAACCAGGGCGTTGGGCCGGTTCCTCATGCTGCACAACTGGAAGACGGGCAAGCCATGGCACAAGTACGTCACCTGCCTGGAGAACAAACCGCAGAGCGACAAGCTAACCGGCGAGGTCCTGCGGGGGCCGTACATTCAGGGGTCGGCTGCCGCCCTGATGGGGCCGAGCTTTGATGTCATCATTGAGGCCAAGGTCGTGTCCAAGGATGGCAGTGACAAGGGTAAGCGCGAGTACGTGTACAACTGCGTGGGGCACGACAAGCTCCTAGCGAAGTCACGCGGCTACTCCCTGAGCCCCACCGAGCCAGCGGATATGTACAAGATCTGGACGGAGAAGATCGCGCCCCTTGTGAAGGGGGGCGTCATGGAGGGATTGACGCCACCTGAAGGTGAGGAAGAAGCCAGCGACAGGCTAGGGGAGAAGGGGGAATGATGGCAACTGGAGATCAAGAGTTGATTGGGAAGCCTCCCTACGAGCTTCCGGCATCAGCGGCAGCGCGTGAGCGGGACTTCATCAACCACGTCCTCGCGTACTACGCCGCACGCGTCAACGACTTTGTGGCCGGGCTCTCCCCTCTTCACTTGAACATCCTGCTGGCGTTCGTCTCCGGGGCGTCAGCGGCGCAACTTGGGAGTGACTGGCTTGAAACTCTGACGCACGGGATGACGAAGTTTACGCAGGAGTGCGGCAGGATCAAGGAGAACGCCGTTCAGTCCGGGGTCTGTTCAGCGAATGATTTCGTCCTGCTGATCCCAGAGCCCCCCAACATGAAATTCTTGGGTCCGCCAGATCCGCGAGTGTATCTGGGTGAACCCGACACAAGGCTCGTGCAATAACGAGAATCACAAACAACGACTGATAACCAAGGAAAGGACAAGCAACATGAGTGAAGCAGGGTTTGGAGTTGGAATCGCCCGCATCATGCCACCACTGGCCTGCATCGGGCAGATCCCCTACGACCAGATTGGCGCCGCCAAGCTGAGCGAGAAGGGGCTGTACACGAATCTGCGGTTCCGCATTGAGGGTGTTAGCGGAGTCAGCCGGGGGCTGGTGACGAACTTCCTCTACCTGCCGGAATGGTTCGAGCCGAACTTCAACGCCGAGACCATCGGTGGTGTGGAAGTCAAGGGCAAGACCGGCGAGGAATTGGAGCGCACCCGGCGTGGGATGACGATGACTCACCGCCGCATGTTTGGAACGAGGTCTGGGATTGGCCAACTGCAGGGCATGTGCGGCAGTCCCGAGGGCGTGGAGAAGATGGTCGCCATCCGCAACAAGATGTGGGCTGCGAACGCCGGTAAGTCGTTCTCTGGCGAGGACATCGAAATCATGCTCAAGGAGTTCATCGCCGCCGAGAACCCGGTCGTCGGCTACATTCTGACCCAAGAGCGCGAGGCAACCGGCATGTTCGACGAGGCGGGCAAGGAGATCTACGAGCCCGTCGAGCGCTACGGTGTGGATCGCTGGTTCTACCCGACTGACGACGAATGCAAGCGGCTGGTGCAATCGGCTGAGAAGCGGAAGCACCTGCCGAACGCGATGCGGATTGCGTTCGAGGTCAGCTAGGGCCGGTCTTCCCTGGTGTCATCTACGGTAGGAGAGTGCCAGGGAGCTGAGTTGGGGGTTAGGGATCAAGGCATCCTCTAACATCTAAAGACGGGGGACGTATGAGCCCCTGAATGAGGGCGGAAATCCCTCTGCCTCCCACCCCCAACATTTGATTGTGAGGAGTTGTATGAGCCACGGGAGGTTCCTTCAGCAAATGCTGAAAATGGCTGATTCAGTGATGAGGGTCCCATGAGCTACGACCTTGAAGCGAATTTGAAGGTCCCCGGTTGGATGAGCGAGGCCGAGTTGCGCTGGCTCTATGAGCAGGCGACGAGAATGAAATCGATTGTCGAGATTGGGTCGTGGAAGGGTCGGAGCACGTTCGCCCTGGCAAGTGGATTGCTTGACGGGGACTACGAGAATCCAGTCCTGTTTCCAGTTGACACCTGGGCGGGCAGCTTCGTCAATGGGCGCCGGTTGGCGGCGTTTGAAGATCTTGAGGGTGGAAGAGATGTCTACGGGCAGGACTTCCTACCCAACGTCGGGCACTTCCCGTGCTTGGACCTGAAGTATGCCGGGCTGTCCAGTATGGCGGCGGCGAACAAGCGCCAAGGGCTGCCGAAAGTAGGCATGGTGTTCATCGACGGCGGGCATGAGTACCCCGAGGTCATGAAGGACCTGGAAGCCTGGGAGCCGCTGGCGTGCAGGCTGCTCTGCGGCCACGACTACCACACCAATTGGCCGGGCGTCATCCTGGCGGTGGAGAAGTTTTTCAAGGGCAAAGTTTCTGTTGCGCCGGGAACGTCAATATGGTATGTTGATCTTGACGGGTTGATGATGGAGCCCCCGAGAGTGGGGCCACTGGCGCCGACTTCGATAGCTCGGTTGGATCTGGCAAAGTTTGAAAACTGAATACCTGTTAGTACACCTTGAAGCGGGGTGGAGCAGTCCGGTAGCTCGTCTGCCTCATAAGCAGAAGGTCGTCGGTTCAAATCCGACCCCCGCCACCAAGTTTGGCCTCGTAGCAGAATGGCATATGCGGCTGGCTCAAAACCAGTAATCCTGTAGGTTCGACTCCTACCGAGGCCACCAAAGATTGACCGATGCCCGAAAGGGTCTCCTATGAAGATCGCGCGTGGAGGGCCAGGGAATCAACTGCGCTATCGGTCAATGGTTTTTGCCGGGCTGGTGAAATGGCAGACACGGTAGTCTTAGGAACTACTGTCGAAAGGCGTGGGGGTTCAAGTCCCTCGCCCGGCACCACATTCCCAGGTAGCTCAACTGGTAGAGCGCTTGACTGTTAATCAAGTCGTTGCTGGTTCGAGTCCAGCCTTGGGAGCCACGGGGGTCTAGTTCAGTGGGAGAACGGCGGTCTCCAAAACCGCTCGCGGAGGTTCGATTCCTTCGGCCCTTGCCACGGGGGTGAAAACGCAGCGCAGTGTGAGTAGCCTCCACCACTTCCCGGTCGTTCAATTGGTAGGACACTGGGCTTTGATCCCAGGAATCTTGGTTCGAGTCCAGGCTGGGGAGCCAAATAGAATTGGAAGGTACGGGCTGAATGGTCGGCCACCAGTCTTGAAAACTGGCGCTCCGTAAGGATGGGGGTTCGATTCCTCTGCCTTCCTCCAAGAAACGGTTGTAGAAGTTTGGGGTCGTAGCTCAATGGGAGAGCGGTTGCCCTGCAAGCAACGGGTTGAGAGTTCAAGTCTCTCCGATTCCACCAAATTGGTGATGTAGCTTAACTGATAGAGCACCTGACTGTCGCTCAGGGTAGTGTGGGTTTGACTCCCATCGTCACCGCCAAGTTCGTCTGGGTGTAGCGCAGTCTGGTAGCGCACCTGCCTTGGGAGCAGGGGGCCGCTGGTTCGAATCCAGCCGCCCAGACCAAAGTTCGCCGCAGTAGCTCAGTTGGCAGAGCGGCAGTTTTGTAAACTGCATGTCGAGGGTTCGATGCCTTCCTGCGGCTCCATTTGTGGTCCCGTAGCATACGCCACAGAGGTTCGGGCCAAGGACGGGATAGAGCCCGGCGCCGTGAGGGCGGTTCAACGCGGGATGAGTCGCCCTCACCAATTTTGCGAGAGTAGCTCAACGGCAGAGCCCTGGTCTTCCAAACCAGCCATGAGGGTTCGATTCCCTCCTTTCGCTCCAAGATCGGACTGTAGCTCAGACGCCAGAGAGTGCCCGGTATGGTCCGGGGGGTCGCTTGGTGGGCCGTAAGGCAGCCGCATCCAAGCCAGTCCGACCAGTTTCCTTGTCCGAAGTGGTGAGACACTTGAATCGAGGTATGGAGAGCCCGTAGAGCGGACATCTCGGGAGCGAAGCATACGATCCGTTTCGACCATGACCCGGTGGGACGGCTATAAAACGAGGCGTTGTTGCACGCCTATCCATACTGGAGTAGGTTCAAATCCTGCGACAAGGAATAGTTCTAGCACGATGGCCGAGCGGCGAGGCGTGGGTCTGCAAAACCTACCACAAGGGTTCAACTCCCTTTCGTGCTTCCAGTTTATGCCAGCAGGACCATGGACGGTGACGTGGAGAGCGTATGTGGTGCGGGTAGAGGGGCGCGGAGCACTCGACGCAGAGCCGCGCAAACCAGGGATGTTCCTGGCTTCCCCGAGCACTCAGCGGGTTCGACTCCCGCCTGCTGGCTTCGAGTTCGGGCGAGTGTAGTCGAGTGGCGAAGACCACGGCCTGTAAAGCCGTCACCCCCTGTGGGAAACAACGGAGGTTCAAATCCTTCCTCGCCCACCAGCGCCAGATGTAATGGCAATTCAACAGAAGAAAGGAATGCCTCCGAGAAGTTGGAAAGCTGAAGACCTACAAGGTGAGGGGGCCGCGGATCGGGGGATTTGCGGCCCCCATGAATCGAGAGGAGAGAATCATGCCTAAAAGCCCAGAGTTTGAGAGTGACACAGCCATCCTGAACTACATCATCGACTTCGGCCTACACGACGACCTACGCGAGGACGCCGCCAACATGGCCGATGACAATGTTGGAGACGGGAACGACATCTATTGGGGGCGCGAGTACCAAGCCTGCATCCGGCTGCTCGTGTCCAGCGAGATTCGGCGCCAGAAGGCCAAGCTGGCTAAGAAGAAATCCTGAAGATTTCTCTTGACAACGAAATCATTTCGGTGTACTCTGTTATTGACGAGACTGATGAGAATCGTTATCAACCGACTGCCGAATATAGTCACCGCCCCGCGACCATTGGCCCTTTACGACAGGCCAAAAGTGGAGCCGGTGGTGAGGGAGTACAAAGCTTTCGTGCCGGTTGTGAGGAAGGGCGAGGGTTGCTCAGGGTGCCCCTACAAGGGAATCGGCGTGGGCAACTGCCTGGACTGGGTTGGATCTGATCCCAAGATCGCCGTGATGCTTGAGGCGCCGGGAGAGACTGAGATCGAAGAGGGGGTTCCTCTGTCTGGTAAGGCTGGGCAGTTGTGGTGTCACTGGTTGTTGGAGAGCAACGGGTACACGCGGGAGAACTGTGTCGTCTGCAATACCCTAAGGTGCCGCCCCAAGGGAGTAGGGAAGGCGAAGGACAAGTGGAATCAGTACCCGACTGGTAAGCTTCGGGCGCAAGCAGAGGCGTACTGTAGGCAGTACGACGACAAGCTGATCGCCTGGGGGCCGGATGTGTTTGTCGCCACGATGCACCCTGCGGCGTTGCTAAGGACACCGGCCTTCGTCGGGTTGGTACAGGCCGACATGGCAAAAGCCTTCCGTCTGGCCGAGCGTGGGTACAAGCCGCTCGTGTTGATGGGGGACAAGGCGATGGGATTGTGCGCCCCCTGGCTGGTGGGAGGGGTGAAGGCGTGGCGGGGGCATTGGTGGTTTGGGAGTTTGTTTAGGAGATACTCATGAGCAGAGTCATTGACACAAAAGTCCGGGTCTTGATCCACGAGGAGAACGGCGAGGACTACAAGAAGAAGTTCGCACCTGATGGCCGTCGTTTAGTGGTTAAGAGTCACTGGAACGACCCCGACATGGTTGTCATTTCACTGGACGGTCTTAATGACAACGGCAGCATCACGGTGATGACCGATGACCTTGTGCGGGCCTTGAACAAGGTGCAGCGGTAAGACCCCGAACATCGACTTTTGTAGTAGGGAGGATTCTGGGTTATGATTCGAATACCGTGGGTGTCATGCGATGGCACGAAGGGTACAGAAATCATGATTCGGGCATTCCGTTGTTCAGATTGCGGCCAGATGTATGAGGCCGACGTTAAGAGTAAGGAAGACGAGAGGGCCATGTTGGCTTCCACATGCCTCACTGCCGGGTGTCGAGGGGAGATTCTAACTCCCGAGGAAGCCAGAAAGAGATTCCAACATGGCAACAAACCTGTCTGTCCTATTGGGTGGTCGTGGAAAAGGGTCTACAACACCACCGCGACCGCTGCCGCAGCCTAAGATGGAGGCTCCTGAAGGCCTGGAGGAGATGAAGGAGTACGAGGACCCCGAAGAGGCCCCCGATCCAATCCACTGCGTTGACTGCCGACACTACGGATCCCTACGTAACTCTGGTGGTTTCGGCGCCTGCCTGCGGATCACGGTCGAGCCCGAGGACGCTGACGAGCAGCCAGCCTTCATTGCTGGTGGAGATGGGGCTCTGCTGGTGACGCCGGGATTCGGATGCCTTGCAGGAGAACCAGTGAGCGAAGACGACGCGGCGGAATCACCGGAGGACCAGGAAGAGGCTCCTCTCCCGGAAGGTGGTCCAGACTTTGCAGAAGCGGCGTAGGAACCTACCCTCACACGAGACGTTCGGGCTGCCAAGGCATATCGAGAAGTACAGTACACGTTACGACCCGTTCCCGGCGTACATCCAAGATTCTCCTGAAGGGCTGACGGCTGTTGTTGAGGCGTGCCGAGTTGCCGGGTCGCCAGTTGGGTTGGATCTTGAGTTCAACCCGAGTACAGGTAAGCCTCATATCCTTGGCCTCGCCTCACCGTACCTGTGCGCTGCGGCGGCGTTCAACAAAGGCGACACCGAACGGTTGGTGAAGGACATTCTTGACCACAATCTGAAGATGGTTGGGCACGCTGTCATGGATGCCGACCGGCCTATTCTGCAGAACGTGGACATTGAGACTCCCCTTGAAGCGTGGATCGACTCCATGCTGGAGTTCTACATTCTGAACTCTCACTACTGTTCGGCGCCGGGTAAAGAGGACAATGAAGATGACCCTGGGGCTTTGGGGTTGATGAATCTGTGGACATGCGCCAGTCAGTACACCGACCTGCCGCAGTGGAAGATCTGCCGGGGTGCTGGTTGCTTTGGCCCCTGCCCGGAGCACGAGGAGAAGTGGTACTGCGCGGTAGACGCTTGGGCCGGGCTACAATCCCACACCGCCATGGCGCCGGTCATTGCACAGCACGCTCAGGGAAAGCTCCTGGAGAACCTGCAGAAGGTCGCTGTCTACTGCGGCTTGATGACAAAGCAGGGAATCAAGATCGACCGTGATGTCATCGCCCGCCTGGAGGAACAGATCCAAGGCCGGAAGGCATTGCTGTTCCCTAGCGAGATGCGCTTGAGAACAGAGCGATGTAAGAAGGAAACAAAGGTCTGGTTGACGCCGTTCAACCCGAACGCCCCGACTCAAGTTGCCCAATACTTCAAGGACCACGGGGTAAATCTGGGCGCCAAGGGGACGACGGATCGCAACGTCATCCGCAAGGCTTTGGAGCGGGAGCTGAAGAAGCTGCACGTCGATTACACCGTGGACAAGGCCGGTGGGATTGAGTTGATCGAGCCCGAGTTGGTGACGCTGCCAGAGCCGATTGAGATGCTCTACAACGTGGACCAGTACAAGCGCGCGGGGAAGGGCCTGCAATCCTGGTTCGACGATTCCTACTTCCACGAGGACGGGCTGTTGCACCCGAGGTTCATTGTGCCTGGGACGATTACAGGCAGGCTGGCAAGCTCGAATCCCAACTTCCAATCGATTCCTCGGGTGGGCTTTGGCGCGCTGGTCCGGGCGGCGGTCGTTCCTAGGTCAGATAAGCTGAGGCTGGCCAAGATGGACAAGAGTCAACTTGAGTTGCGCGTGTGCCTGTACTACGCTGGCGTCCAGGAGGATCTTGGTGCGGATGCGTTCGCTTGGCTGGTACGTCAGTCTGGTGGCAGATTCAAGGCGCCCGCCGATAGGTTGTTCAACGGCAAGGAACGCGACGTAGCGAAGTCGGTTAGCCATGCGTTCGACTACCTTGAGGGTCTTGATCTGGTGGACCCAAGGGATCTCGCCAAGGACCGCTACAAGAAAGAGATTGCTTACGGTGCCCGCAAGGTCTTTGACGGCTGTCAAGGCCGCGAGGAGTGGACGTTTCGAGGACAGGTGGTGACGTTCACTGGGGCGAATCTGGCCGAGAGACTCTTTGGAGACAAGGGCCTGGGGTTTCGCAAGCAGGCGTTGGAAATCCAGGAAATCTACGCCGAACGCTTCCCCTCGATTCGTGGCTGGCACAAAAGCCTCTCCACAGCAATCGAACGTGATGGTTGCGTTCAGTCAATCACCGGGCGTAGAATTGAACTGAAGGGACGGCCAGCAGACGACCTGAAGCTTGCGGCAGCCTTCCTGGGACAGGGGGGCGGGGCGGATGAGGTTCAGGAGCATATGCGGTACGCCTTCGATGAAGGGAAGATTGCTCTTGCCCAAATCCACGACGAACTGGTCATGGAGATCGACAAATCCTGGTCGGTCGAACAGGCATACAAACACTTTGACTTCTTCGTTTGTCCATCTGTCACCTTTGGCGGGATCGTGTTTCCTGGAAAACTGTCCCTGGGTGACAATTGGGCAAAGTATCACCCCGAGCTTAATCCGCAAGGACTGGTGGAACTTCAATGATCTCGCCTGAAGCCCGTAGCTTTGACCGCATTCTCACCGAAGGTGTTGAGGCAAGCCTGCGCCAACTCGGCGTGGCCAGCCCCATGCGGCTGGCACAACTGCGGTCCTATGCGGGGGCGATTGGCGAGAGCCTGTTCTACCACGTCTTCGCCGGGGCGCTGACGGGGCAGGAATTGATGTGCGCAATGATGGGAGCCACAAGGTATGTTCGAGAGAAAATCCGAGTCGCTGAGCGAGAGATTGCTAAGATTAAAGCTTCCGAGGATAAAGCCATCCAAGAAGCAGGTGGAGGAGATCGCCCGGTGGGAGAAGCGGTGGAGGGAGTTGGGGTACGAGAACCAGGAGAGGGAGTACTACGACAATGCCCAGTTCCGAATGGCCCTCCCCCCGACAACAGCGCAGGTGACGGAGAAGTACGGAGAGACGGGGGTAAGCAACGCCGGGCTGGTAATTCTGACGTCGGGGGACGGAGAGAAGTTCGGCGACGGCGGGTTCCGAAAGTTCAAAGACCGAAAGTTTCGGGCAAGGAGACCAAATGAGAATCAGCCTTCCCCACACGGGGATCTCACAGGTAGTCGTGCTGCCGGATGTTCACATTCCAGTCCACGACAAGAGGTCGGTGGACGCGGTGATGACGTATGTCAAGAGGCAGAGGGGGCTACTGGCAGTTGTGATCCTGGGGGATCTCCTGGACCTGAACTGCATCTCGGCGCACAACAAGAACAACCTGCGGGCGCTTGAGCGGGAGCGGATAACGGCTGACTATGCAGCGGCAAGAGAGTTCTTGACTGACTTGCGAAAAGCTGTTGGGCCTCGTACCCATATCGTCTGGTTGCAGGGCAATCATGAGGAGCGCGTGGAGCGGTTCATCAACGCTTGCCCGAGCCTGGAGGGCGCCCTGGAGATCGAGCGGAATTTGGGGTTGGAGCGGTTGAAGGTGGTTTGGGTTCCGTTCCAATCGACCGGCGAGAGCGTGGATCTTGGCAAGGCCACGTTCATCCACGGGCTCTATGTCAACGAGATGCACGCGAAGAAGCATGTCCTGGCGTGGCAGAAGAACGTCTTCTACGGCCACACCCATGACGTACAGTGCTATCCCCTGGTGTCCAGGGGCGACAACCACACGAAAGTCGGGCAGAGTTTGGGATGTCTCTGTGCGTACAACCAGTCGTACATGAAGGGCAAGCCGACGAAATGGCAGCAGGCTTTCGGGGTGTTCTACTTCCAGCCGAGCGGCCAGTTCAACTACTACATCCCGCAGATTTTCAACCATCGGTTCATTGGGCCGGATGGGAGGGAGTATCAAGGATGAATGATCTCTACGGAACACTCCCCAATGTCATCAAAGGTTGGGGGATTATCAACAGGAACCGCACGCATTTCCGGGTGCAGGACCACGATGGCACACCGAGGGTATTCCCGACAAGGAAGGAAGCCTCTGGGTATGTCTGGGACCGCGACGTGATTGTGCGCGTGAAGGTGACAACGGAAGTTGTGGAGAAGAAACATGCTAAGTGAAACAAGTCAAGGAATCCTCGGGCATATCGGCGTCGATGATCTGGACATGGTGTCGGCGGTGAGATGCGTGGTCTGTGGGGCATGGAAGCAACGGGGGAGTCTTTGTCCGGGCTGTCTTGAAAAGCAGCAGCAAGCCGCCCAACAGCTTGAGCAGAAGTTGCGTTGGGACTCCTGCCCCGGCACCAAGACCATCGACCTCCGCGATCTCGACCCGAACACGCGGGCGGGTACGAAGGCGCTCCCCGTGGTCAAGCGGGAGAGCCTCGCCAGGGCGTTGGAAGATGTCGTCAACCACCCTTCGCACTACATCAGCGAGTCCGGTTTGGAAGTCATCGACGTCTGCCGGGCGTTTGGACTCATCAAAGACGCCTATCTGTTCAACGTCGTCAAGTACATCCTGCGGAACGGGCGCAAGAACATTGTGCCTGGGCAGCAGTTAGAGGACCTCAAGAAGGCCCACAAGTACCTTGATTGGAAGATTGAAGAACTGGAGAAAGAGGAGAAGCCATGCCCGCTGCCGAGCCTACAAAGCCGCTGAACATCTTCATCGCCAGCCCGGCTGCCTGGGGGCTGACTCATGTCAAGTTCGCCCAGTGCGTATCAGTTATGGCTTACGCCATCGCCAAGGCCGAGTGGGACATGACGGTTTGGATGGAGGAGTCTACTTCCATCGTCAAGTTTCGCAACGCCGCCGTGGCGAACTTCCTTCGGTCGGACGCTACGCACCTGCTGTTCCTCGACGTGGACATGGCCTGGGGAGACCCGAGCTTCATTGTCAGACTGGTGAAGCACGACAAGGACATCGTGTGTGCTGCATACTGCACGCGCGGGCCGAAGGCATCCTGGTGCTTCCGGCATGACGATCTGGCCGAGGGTGGGAACCAGAAGAACCTGTTCGTCAATGGCGAGGGGCTGGTTGAACTCTCTCACGCGCCTACTGGAACGATGCTCATCAAGCGCGGGGTGCTGGAGCGGCTCATCGCCGCCCGCCCGGACCTGAAGATCAATCTCAACGGCGATCCGCAGTTCGTTGGCAATGAAGGGACCTACCTGCTGTTCGACGAGCGCCCGACGCTAGGATGGCCCAAGATCCCCGGCATGCGGATGTCGGACGACTACGGCTTCTGCGAGACGTTGAAACTAACGCTCCCGGATGTTAAGATTTACTGTGACCCCAACATCACCGTCTCGCATATGTACTGGACAGCCAACACGGTGAATCTGCAGCACGCCATCAACACGGGGACCTACGGGTTCCAGACCCAGGAAGAAATCGAAGCCTACCGCAGGAAGGTTCAAGCGGAGGCTTTGGAGGCCAGGAAAGATGATCTTGCCGGGGACGGCAGCGTTCAAAGCGGTTGAGCCATGGAACGTCGTTGACCTAATTTCAAGGCCGCTGCCAAAGTCCCCATGTTGGATTGAGCCGTCTGTGCTTCCAAAAGGAGCGAAGATGCTCTTTGGTGGATGCGCCAAAGTCGGAAAGTCGATGTTACTCCTGGAAATGGCGCGTGCCCTCGCAACGGGGTCCAAACCATTCGCGGCGCCAGCTTTGTCCGTTCCCGTGCCGACGAAGATTCTGCTCCTGGAGCAGGAAATCGGCCCCTGGGGACTGCAGAAGCGCGCCCAGACGATTCTCGCCGGGGAGAGCGCGGACATGCTGCGGGAGAATTTCCACGGGATCTCT